TATCAAATGTTCGATGTAATCTCCGCATTGCAAAAGGACATCCGTCGCGGGAACGAAGAAAACGCGATGTACTGGTGCATGGAGATGATACCAAAATTCGAGATGTACTTATGGCGCAGGTTGATGGCGATCTTAAACGAGGATATTGGCATAGCCAATCCGATGTTGTTATCCATCATTCCAGAACAACGCCGTATGTACTTCGAGATGCGTGAGATCGGTAAGGACGGTCCGGCGCGTCTCGCGCTGGCAAACGCCATTCTTCTGATGTGTCGATCTCCAAAAACGAGATTGGCAGATCACTTCCAGCGTTACATCACACAACGCTGGATGACCGAAGAAGCGTGGGAGATACCGGACTATGCGTTCGATCATCACACGGGCAAAGGCAAGCGGATGGGGCGCACCCTCGAATTCTGGTTGAAGGAAGGGTGTCTGCTGATTCCAAAGGCCGACATTCCCAACCCTTACGAGCAACACGCAGCGGAGTTGTGGAATCCTGATACAAAGGTCTTCCCTGATTGGCCGAAACGCAGGTCGAAAAATCAGAAAGATTGGCCGGAAGATGAACAACTGACGTTGTTCTAATCTGGCGGTGATAGTGGGACGTCTGACGTCCCACTATCTTCTATTTCCCAGGAAATACGGAGGTAAACGGGCTATGAGTCAGGCAACAGAGACGGCCGCCTTCGCGATAGAGGTGGCGCAGTATTTGGATGGTTGGGAGTTCGATAGCGCGAGCTATGCAGAACGTGAGAAGCGGGTGCAGTTGATAACCCCAGAGCTTGATGGTGCAGGGATTCACTTTGGCATCGTCTGGAACAAAAAAGACCGGATGCAAATCTCCGGCGAGTTCCCGCCAAAGATGATCGTTGAGAATCGTCCATCCATCACGGTCAGTCGCGATCGCGATGCACAGTCTGTGGCGAAGGACATCGAACGGCGCTTCATCGGTCAATACGTAGAGCGGTATCTGAAGGTCGTCGAGCAGCAGTACATCGCGGCGCTGCGCCAACAGCAGGCCGCAGACTTCGCAGACGAGCTAGCGGCGATTCTTGGAACAGAGGTCCGGCAGGAACAAGATCGCTACAAGGTAGGCTGCTCTCAGGCGACCTTCGAGGTGTGCGCAGGACGCGATGCTCCATATATTCGACTGGCGCATATCTACAGCGTCACGCCGGCCATAGCGAAGGGGATAGCAAAGGTGTTCAAGGACGGCGGCTGATTGCCGCCGTCCATTCTTGGAGGTCATACAGAGATGAAAAACGGGCTAATGTTGACACGTCTCGAACTTCTCGAAGCGTGCAACGAAATTTCAAAGAAGTACGGCGGCACGTCGTTGGGTTGCGTGATGGGATATCGCAATCAACACCTGATCGCCGTCGAGTTGCGCGACATGACGGAATCCTCACGGATGTTCCGGATGGTCGCGGCGATGAAGGGCATCGACGATGCAGATCTGGGCGATGCAGAGGAAGAAGTGTGGATACGGCTAGGGTTCTGCCAGTCCACGATCACGCGCGCGCCACGCGGTGGATTTACTCTAACGATTGACTATGATGTGCTATGCAAGTGCAGGACGACGGCCCACGTCATAGGGTATTTCGAGACGATGATCGGTAAAGCTGCTGAACGCGATCGCAAGCACGAGTTGTGGAAAGAAATGGTTGAGGCCGTCGAGGTCGATCATCCTGGGCTGCGGCGAGCATTCCGGTTGACACGCGAGGTCGCGGAGATAGCCGGTGCTGGACGTCCCGAGCCGGACGCCGTTCCATCTCTATTTGCTCAGGCGTTCCAGATGGCAGAGGTGCGCGATGGGACAGGATAGCCTTTTCGATCTTGGTGCCACATTTGAGGAAGCGGAGGAAGAACAGCCGCAGGTACGAAGCGAACGCAAGGCGAAGCCGCCGAAGGCGCAGTATAGTCTCTTCGCGCTTGGTCACGATGGCGACGTCAGCGAATCCGAAACGAAGTCCGCGAATTTCAACGTTGAGCACCCTCGCGGGCGCTGGGAGCAATGGTACACAGAACATTGGGTAGACGCGATGGTTGCGGCGCTTACTCAGCCGGTGCGTATCTTCGGGCCGTTCAGTCGCGATCTCCATCATAGTCCTGCAGGGCGTAAGGTGGACATCATACTCGAACGCTTGCTAAGGTTGATGAAGATCAGCAATCGGCATCGTGACAGACTTGACGCTCTACAGATGGATGGCGGCGGCGATGCGGACTTCGAGGACGCCTATCGCGAGTTGGGGCACGACTGGAAGAAGCCCGCACTGACGCTCACGAACTGGGAGACGTGCATGGCGATGATGGAGACTTCCCTTGAAGGTCCGCTGAGTCGGGCCGGATACGAGGAGTACAAACGGGCATTTGCGCACTGTTTCGGCCTTGACGCCTACAAGAAGTGCTTCGATGAAGAGCCGCTGAGACTGGAAGACTGTAAGCTGGCGCGGTGGCAACAGCCTAGCAAGCATCGCCTGCCCGATCTTGACGAGTACGAAGTCCGGTGGATCGCGGACTTCAATCAGGCACTCAAGGGCAATGGCCACAAACTGGCCGAAGAACTTTTCAGGGCTGAGGTGCAGGTAGAGGTGTACTAAAAAGGTTGACAGGCATCTCCGTACCTGATACCATAAGTGTAGCCTAGTGCTACAAGACGCTGAGGCTAAAACCCTCAGCGTTTTTTCATAATGCGGAGGTGGAAGGGTGACAGAAAACGCTGAAGTTGTGGACATCGAAACGATTGACGACATCACAGAAGATGAACGCAACACAAACAAAGGCACAGAACGCGGTGGGTTTGCGCTGCGTGAGAGTATGGTGCGGTTTGGTCCTGGCCGCTCGGCGCTTATTGACAGAGCTGGCAAGATCATCGCCGGTGAGAAGACGATACGGACGGAGAAGGAGTTGGGGATTCCGATCCGTGTCGTCAAGACGTCAGGGGATGAACTTGTCATCGTGCAGCGTGAAGACCTTGACCATGAGGCGGATGGCGGGCAGGCGCGGGGGTTGGCGATTGCGGACAATCGTGTTGCAGAACTGAACCTAGCCTATGACGCCAACGAGATAATCGCGCAAGTTGATGAAGGTGTCGATATTAGCGCCTTCTTCTATGATCGCGAGCTAGAGCAGCTTGCTGGCCGTCAACTTATGGAAGACCTCGAAGACGATGGTGCAGATTTGCCCGCTGACGATCTCACGTTTGACCCAGTGCCAGAGATGGCGATACAGCCATTCGAGCACTGGGATTATGTTGTCTTCTTCTTCCGCAATACGTGGGATTGGGCGATGGTCATCGACGCGCTTGGACTGGAAAAACAAGGGTTTTCGATTACTGGCGGTAAGGGGAAGCTCCGCAGGAAGATCGGCTTGTGTCGGGCGCTGGATGGCGCGAAGTTGATGGAGCTGCTAAATGCAAATCGTAATCCCAAGTCGTAAGCGCGTAAAGTCATGCCGGCACGCGCTTCGCATCTTCCCTAGCGCCACGGTGTGCATCGACGAGGCCGAACAAGACGACTACGCGCCAATGTGTGAGAAGGTAGGCGCACCGATCGTCACGCACCCTTCCAGTGTCGCCGGTATTGGACCGCTCAAGCAGTGGATACTCGATAACTTCGAGGATGAAGTTGTTGTGATCGCCGCCGACGATGTTCACGAAGTCAGGCTGCTGGCCGGACGGACATCACACTCAGCAATGTTGCGCGATACTGAGTCCGTGATGCAGATACTCCAAAACGCTGAGATTTGCGCGCGTGGATTGGGTACGCCTATCTTTGGCTTCTCGCAGAACGGTGGCGACGTCCGCAAGTTTAGGCCATTTGACCCCTTCGTGCTTCCTACGTGGGTAGGTGGCGTGATGGGGATTATTGGGCGCGAGTATCGCTATGATACTACCCTGCTGCTGCGTGCTGATATTGACTTTTGTCTCCAGGTACTACTGAAGCATCGCGTCATCTTCATGGACAATCGCTTCGCCTTCGTCCACGCCAGATTCAACAACGCAGGGGGAAACTCGCACATGCGTACAGGGGAGCGTAATCGCCAGGAGCTTGAATACCTCAAGCGCAAATGGGGGCACTGGCTGAAATACTCCCAGGGCAAGGAAGTTTTGAGGCTGCTGATCCGCAGCGTAGTACGGAGGCAAAACATAAAGCTATGAGTCCTATCATAATTCTAGGGATGCACAGAAGCGGCACCAGCCTGACGGCAGGGCTGCTCTCGCGTTTGGGCGTGTATATGGGTGAGTCGCGTCCGCCAGATGCCTTCAATCCGACAGGCTATTTCGAGGATGAAGACTTCAAGCGGGTGAACAAGGCGCTGATGCAGATCGAAGGCCATACGTGGTATAGGCCGCCGTCTATGCCGCGCCTGCTGACCTCACTCGCGGCCCATATTGAAACCATCGAAATAGCCTGCCAGAAACGTGCAGGCTTTTCGCATTGGGGCTTCAAAGACCCACGGACTTGCCTGGTTGTCCGGCAGTATCACGCCGTCTTCTCCGCAATGGGGCATGAGCCGACCTACATCATAGTCCGCAGGCCCAGGGGTGACATCATATCTTCCTTGATGCACCGTGAAGTTGTGAAGCAACGCAACACGGACATCACGCGGGGCGAATGGTGGGACTTGTGTCTGCGGTATAGCACTGTCGTTGACGAGTTCCTTGCCGAAGTGTGTCCTCCACATTTGGGCATCACGTACCCTGACCTGCTCAAGCATCCGCATCGCACCCTCGAACTGTTGTGTACCTTCCTCGATATTCCGCACGCCAACATTCCGCGAGCACTTGACTTGATACGCGAGCCTGACGATGAGTGAATCCATTCAAGACCTAGTGCGGCGGCAGCGAGTGGGGTCCTTATACTTACGTGGTATGGAAGCAGCGGAGATTACGCTGCAATTCTCGCGGACGATGTTAAACCCGTCCACAGGCGAACCCTACCCGCTGGATGTCATCGAGGCCGACATCGCCGCGCTCGAAGCTGAGTGGGCGCAAGTTTTCGACAAAGACGCCCAACGGGGGCGCGTCCTGGCGGAGTTGCGGGCCGCGCGTCGTCAGGCATGGGCACAGGGTGACACAGACAACATTCTACGGGCGCTCAAGCAGGAGACTGAACTGCTTGGGCTGCATCTGCCTGACGATCTTCCAGGGCCGGATGATCGCTTCAAGCAGGTGGCAAAAGACGAAAAAGACCCATTGTTATAGTTTGGTTAGTAGTCTGAACATATCGCACTTGAACAGGCCCATAATTTTTAGGCGTAAATGACCAGGAAAACGGACGAGGCAAAACGGGAGCTACGTAGGGCAAAGGTCATCGCAAATTTGTCCGCTGGACTGAGCTACAGGCAGATGGCCGAAGCTCTCGGTGTGTCAATCGGAACGATCAAAAACGATGTAGCGATTGTTCTGGGCCGTTTACGCAAAAACACAATACAAGACGCCGCCCAACATATCCAGGTGCAGGTACGGCGGCTGGACATCGCGTTGAACGCAATTTGGGGCAAGGTGCTCGATGGTGACTTGAAGGCGATAGCCACCATGATCAAAATCGAGGAACGGCGCTCGAAATTGCTCGGGTTAGATCAGCCGGAGAAGGTACAACACTCCGGCAGTGTGGATAGGCCGCAGGCCGATCCGTTGGAGGGGTTGGATGTCGATGCAAGGCGCGGACTTATTGACAACCTCATTCGTGCCAGAAGCGCACGCGCTGCCGCCAGTGCAAGAGGAAACGCTGATGGCGCAAGCGATGATGGCCGAAGCGAGGGAGGCGAATAACGGCGCGCTCGACCTGCTGACGTGGACGATCGTGCGAAGGGCAAACCTGAAAGAAGGCGCGCCCTTCGATCTCGATCATCATCCTTATCTGCTGGACATCTACGCAGAAACGGCGCGGGAAGTCGTGGTCTACAAGGCGAGTCAGCGGGGCGCGAGCGAGTATGGTATCTCCTATGCCATTCACGCCGCCGACGAACGCAGAGCGACCGTCCTCTATGTCTTCCCCACAGATACGCACGTCTCCGACTTCTCTACGGCGCGCATCGGTCCGGCAATCGACGCGAGTCCTTACCTCGAACGCATCATCAGCGAAGCGCAACTAGAACCTGGCAAACGTCGCCGTAAAACTGACCGCGTGACTTTGAAGCGGGTGCGTGACAGGTATTTGTACCTACGCGGCGCAAGCGTGAAGACAGACGGCATGGCCCCACAGTTGAAGTCAATCGATGCAGACGTGTTGATACTGGATGAGGTTGACGAAATGGACAAGCGTGCGCCATCCATCGCCGTGAAACGTCTGGGGCACTCATTCTTGAAGGAAGTCCGGTGGATCTCCACGCCCACCTATCCAGGTATCGGGATTCACGCAAAGTGGCTGGAAACCGATCAGCGTGAGTGGTTCATACGCTGCGACCACTGCGGGCATCGCCAGCCGCTTGAGATAAATATGATCGTGGAAGACTGGGACGGTTTGGGTCGTCCTATTCAGTGGCATGGCAAGGGCACTGGTAGAGCTTGGGCCGCGTGCGTGAAGTGCGGCGGCGAATTGAACCATCTCGGAGAAGGCGAGTGGGTTGCGCGTCATCCTGGCCGTGAGATAGTCGGCTATCATCCAACGAAGCTGTTCAGCCATGAGACGCGCTTACTCGAAATAGTGCGGGCGCTGGACACGGTTGATGAGACGAAACGCCGCGAGTGTGTCAATCAGGATTTGGGCGAGCCGTTCACACCCAGCGGCGGGCGCTTGACCGAAACTATCCTCGATCGGTGTCGCCGTAACTACGCGCATGGGCCGTCTCTTGCTGGTGGGGCGACTGTGGCCGGAGTAGACGTCGGCGCGATGTTGCACGTCGTTATCCGATCGCTCCAGGTAGACCGCACAACCGGCGAGCAGCTTCAGGCGTTTGCGGGTGCAGTCGAAACCTTCGACGAGGTTGCCCAACTATTGAGGAAGTACAAGGTGCGCTCGTGTGTCGTCGATGCGCTTCCAGAGACACGCATGGCCAGATCGTTGCAGGCGTCATTCCGTCCTGGCGTCGTATGGCTGGCCTACTTCGTTGGCGGTAGGGCAGGATTGAAAACTGAGTCTATAATGAGGTTGAACGAAAAAGAGTATGTTGTCGATCTCGATAGGACGCGCTGCTTTGACGCACTGATGGCAGGCGTCATTTCTGCCAGTGAGGGAGAAGGGGGGCTGACCCTTCCAGCACATATTCGCAATGTGCGCGACTACTACGCACACATGGTCAACCAGGTGCGCGTATTGGAAGACACGCCGGACGGTGGCCAAGTCGCCGTCTATCGTGAACTAGGTCCAGACCACTATAGCCTAGCTGAATTGTACTGTATGGCGGCGCATGGATTGCCGCGTCCCGCGCCACTGCCAAACCAGGACGCATTGCAGAAGCTCGGTGCTGGATGGTCGTAAGTATTTCCCAGGAAATAGCAGGAGGTAAGCATGGCTGAAAATCAGAAAAAACCTTCTCCGTTCAAGGAGTTAGGCGTCACAGGACGGTCACAGTTTGGCGAGGCGCATGTCATAGAAACCGACGCCACACTTTCAGGGCCGATGGCAATCCAGACCTATGACAATATGCGGCGCACAGACCCAACGGGCATGGCGATGCAACTCGTGCTCTCCCTTCCTATTCGTAGCGTGCAATGGCGCTGTGAGCCTGGTGGAGAAAAGACGCAGGCGGACATCGACGCCGCCGACTTCGTATGGTCGTGCTTCAACGATATGAGCCTTTCGTTGTCCGACTTCATCTCAGATATTTGCCTGATGTTCCCCTATGGGTGGGCACAGTTCTGGATGGTGATGAAGCGCAGGACTGCCGCAACGTCGCAGTTCGACGATGGGCGCGTTGGCTGGAAGAAAATGGAGATGGTCAATCCGCGATCCCTAGTCGATTGGGAGTATTGGCCGAATGGCGACATTAAAGGGCCGCTTGTGACCACTTCGGACAATCGTCAGGTTTTAGTCCCGCTGAAAGGTTCCTTGTACTTCCGTACCTGGCACGAAGGCGATGCACCCGAAGGCGTCAGCATCTATCGGGCCGCAGTGCGCTCGTACAAGTACAAGCACAGGTTCGAGCAGATTGAAGGACGCGGGCTATATCTGCGTTGGGCCGGATTCCCTATTGCGCATCTTCCAGTTGGCGCAACGTCTAATCAGGATGTAGAGCCTGGGGTGATCTCCGACGAAGCGCGGGCAGAACAACTTATCCAGGCCATCTATGAAGATCGTATGATGGGCGCTTCCTTGCCCGATGGTTGGGGGCTGGACTTTGGCGGACCGCAAGGGAACGTTGACAACACGATGGGTGACACGATCATGCGCAAAGACATCGAAATGGCGCGCGCGATCCTGGCACAGTTCATGCTCCAGGGGCTTCGCAGAGTGGGAACGCAATCATTGGCAGGGACACTCTTCGATGCCTTTATCCTCGCGCTTGAGGCATACCTGGCAGACATCCGCCAGGAGTTCAATCGCTACGCGATTCCGGCGCTGCTACGTTGGAATTCCTTCCCTGGTATGACCGGGCCGCCCACGATGGAGCATACCACGCCGCGCACCCTCGATCTTGGCGCGGTAGCGCGGTATCTCGGTATCTTGACAGGCCGTAACCTGCTGACGCCAGATTCCGCAACGGAAGGATTCTTGCGGTCGCTGGTGCCAGGTATGCCTACTGAGGTAGCAGAACGTCAAGAGGTTGTCGAAGACGAAGAAGATCAAGGCGACGTGCCAGAAGTCCCCGACGAAGAGGCTGTAAGGTCAGCCAGTCGCCTGCTGCACGATCTCGATCTTGGCAAGGGTTTCGCGCGCGGATTGACCGAACGCGATTATGAATCTTATGTGCGAGCGCACTTCTACGCTACGAAGCCAGCTCCAGATAACCGCCCGACAACGTATCGGCTGATGGCAGACCGTAACGCTATGAAGCAGCGTGAGAATCTCGAATCGTGGACAAACTCAACGGGCGCGGAAGTGTCGCAGCTCGAAGGCGACATCAGCAACGCGGAGTTGGGGCAGAAACTTGACGACTACATTCTGGCTGGACTGCTGCTGTTCCGCGAACGCTCGATGCTGGACATCGTTGCGGCCTTCTGGTTGGGGTTTGGTGGCCAATCGACTGAGCCGGATGCGCTGAACGCATTGGCCGACGAAATTGCACTGGCCGACCAGTGGATAGGGTTTGGACCAGGTGGGACGGTGGCGCGGACAAACCCGCAGGGTAAGCCGACCTTATTCGGAGACATCGCGGGCGAGTTGGAAGGGCAAATCGCCGCGATTCTGCTGCTGCTGAAGCAAGGACGGCGCGGCGACGTGGCCGGACTGGTGGCCGATGCGGTGAAGGCTGCTACGCGAGGCTACTCACGCGGCGCTTTGTACGCGGGCCACGTATGGCGTAGCATCTGGGTAGGCGCAGATCAACGCCGCCGACAGGACGGCGAAGATGGTCCGGTGCGTTGGGTGATGGACATCCTGGCAGAGCATTGCACAGAGTGTCCGATCTATGGCGATCATCCACCTGGCCGACAGTACGCTTCGATGGACGCGCTCTTATCACTGACACGCGGCACGCTTCCAGGCTATGGCACTGAGTGCGACGGTAGTTGCAGGTGTCACCTGGAAAAGCAGATGCCTGATGGTTCATGGGGGTGGATGTGAAAAATCAATTCATCATCAACGCAAGCTGGCTGACGGCTGCGGAGTTGGCGCGGAGAACAGAAGACGTTATCCTCGATGGCGGGCGTATCGACGCGCTGATCCGCACGACGCCCTTCAGGAAGGTCGATCTCGGGGGTTGGCGCGAGGAAGCCTGCTACCTGATTGTGTGGAGCAAAACAAGAGAATCTTGAAGTGCTCAATTAAGTGTGCTATACTAACAGCAGATGGCTGACGCTGTTTAGTTGTTGACGCTCGTGTTAGAGCGTAAAGCCTGACTGAGACAAAGATGCCGGGGCTTTTCCGATTTGGGGAAAGCTCCGGCATGGTTTTTTTAGGAGAGAGTATGAAAGACGTACCTTACATCTTTTCGGTTGATCTTTTCGCGCAGTCAGATGACGGCGCTTTAGCACGTAAGGCACTCGCGGGCGAGCCTGTTCTTATCTACCCAAAAGGTAAGCATCATCGCCGCAATCCGTTCTCAGGCAAAACGCGAGTATGGACTGTAGACGACGCCACGGTTGCCCAGATGGTGGACAACTACGCACACAGGGAAGAACGCGGCTTGCGTCAAGCGCGTCTTCCGGTAAATGAAGACCACTGGGGTAGTCGGGCGTTGGGCTGGTACGACCAGGTGATGGCGATGCCTGAAGGTGTGGGCGCAACATTCAACTGGAATAGAAAGGGGCGCGAAGCCCTCGAAGGAGGTGAGTTCAGTTATTTTTCGGTGGAGATTTACGACGAACAGGTTGACCGTGAGACCGGCGCTGTTGTGAAAAACCAGATCAGCGGCGGGGCACTCACAAACTATCCTTTCTTTGGGGAGGCGACTTCGCTCATGTCGCGTCCCGCTTTTCGTTTACAGGGAGGTAATCCTATGACTGAAGTAAATGAGCAGGTGCAGGAAGAGCGGAGGTTCTGGCGCGATCTGTTCGCGCGGATTGTCCCTCATTCCGCACCACAAGGCGATACCCCACCCGTAGTGCCACCCGCTGGTTTGCCCGAAGACTTCGCGGCACAGTTCGAGGCATTGCAGGCGCAGGTGGGGCAATTCTCAACCACGTTGCAGACCGTTACCGATGAACGTGACGCCTACGCTGCCCAGATCACTACGCTCGAAACGGAACTGGCGGCAGTACAGGACGCACGCGCAACGGAACGGTACGCAGTGCTGGCCGAAGGCTTCGCGCATCTTCCGGCGCAAACGAACACGCTGGCCGCGAGTCTCCGCTGGCTGCACGAGGCTGACGTGGACGGCACGCATCGCGACTTCTTTATGACCTTGCTTCGTGAGGCAGATCGGCAGTTCTCAGTCTACTTCACGGAATTTGGCGCAGAACGCACGCCAGCCGGAAGCGCAGCGGCACAGCTCGAACGCGCTGTCGATCAGTACATGGCAGATCATCCCAAGACTGAGTATCGTGACGCGCTCGATGCAGTCGCGGCTGCTCAACCGGAATTGGCGCGGGCGTATACCGCCGAACAGGAAGCACGTAGTCGAGGGGGTGCATGATGCCGAGCTTACTCAGCTATCCACAGTTCTTCAATTCCACGCTTCCCGCAGGTGCGGACTTGAGCGACAAGCAGTTCTATTGGGTGAAGAAGTCGTCCGGTACATACGTGCTATGTAATGCCGCGACCGACATCCCTGATGGTGTCTTGCAGAACAAGCCAGCCCTGGGGGAACCGTGTGAGGTTGTTGGCTTCGGTCCATCGAAGGTCAACGCTGACGCCGCCATCACTGACGGCGCTTTTATTGGGACGAGTGCAGATGGCCAAACGGAAGCAAAGACCCCTGCTGGCGCTGGCACGAACTATGCTTGTGGTCGCGCTTTGGCTGCGGCTGCGGCTGCGGGTGACATCATTCCCGCGTTTATCGACTGCATCTCGCCTGAGTTGGCGACGTAAGGATAAGGGAGGCGAATAATGTCACAACCAGGAGTTGGGGACGTTCATGTAGACCGGATTCTCACGAACGTCTCTGTACGCTACAAAAACGAGATTTATATCGCAGATCAAATTTCGCCGCCTGTTGGGGTGAACAAGCAAAGCGATCTAATTCCCGTTTATACTAAATCCTTCTGGGCGCGCAGTGTTGCCCAGCGGACCGCTCCGCTTCAGCCTGCCCCGATCGGTGGGTACGAAGTGGGCACTGACAACTACTTCTGCTACGAGCGCAGCGTTGGCGACATCGTTCCAGACGCGCAGATCGCCAACGAGGACACTCCGTTCAATGGCTTGAACGATTCAACGGAATGGGTTACTGACCAGTTGCAGTTGGAGCACGAGTTGTCGTTCATCACCGACTATTGGAAGACTGGCGTCTGGGGTACGGACAAGGTTGGCACAACCGACTTCACGAAATGGTCCACCCTGGCCACGTCAGAGCCGATTGCCAACATCCGCGAATGGAAGCGCATCATCCGCCGCGCAATCCTGGGCCGCAGTCCTAACACCCTGGTCTTGGGTGATTTGACGTGGGACGTTTTAGCAGATCACCCGAAGCTGCTCGAACGCATCCAGTACGGCGCGTCGAATGACCGTCCGGCAAAGGTGACGCCAAATCTCCTAGCGCAGTTGCTCGAACTGGATAAGGTCATCGTCGGTAGCGTGGTCTACACGTCCGACCCTGAAGGCACTGCTGAAGCTAGCGTGACCTATACAGCGGCCTATGACGATGACGCCTTCCTCGCTTACGTCGCTCCGCGCCCAGGTCTGCGGATGCCATCGGCCCTCTATACCTTCTACTGGCGCACGCTGTATGGCGGGATGCGGTACATTCGCAAACGCCGCGAGCCGCTGAGTGAGAAGGGCTGGTTGATCGAAGGCTTCGCGCACTACGACATCAAAGGGCTGGCGACAGACGCAGGTCTGTTCATCAGTGACGCGGTGGATTAGCGATGTACGTCAGGGCTACAAGAGACTTCACCTACACCGAGGACTTGAAGGTAAAGGATGGTCAGGTCTTCCAGTTGCGCGGACTGATGAACGATGGCTTGCTGCTAAAGCATGGTATCGTTGCGGCGATTGACCCACAACCTGACAGCGAGGCGCTGAAGAAGTTCCCGCGATGTGGCGAGTGCGGCGCGAGGTTCTCCGAGGTGTGGCAACGTGAACGGTGCGGCAGATCCCACGAACTAACAGAGGAAGAGTCGCTTACCGAACGTCTGCCGGAGAGAACGCAAGTGCCAGTTGATCCCAACTCGCGCGCGGGCCGGATTATGATGCGGCGCAGGTTGCCCACGGGCATCGGTACACCGACAACCGCCAGGTAGAGGCGATGGCACTGACGGACTTGGAGCGTTTGCGCCTGCTGATTGCCGACAGGCCGAAGCTCGTTTATGACGAGCGCATCGGTGTCGGTGACGCGGTGCAGACGGTCTTCGTGCTGGAGATGGTGCCAATCGTCGCATCGTCTGAGGTAGTCACTGTGTCGGGTGTTGTTGTGCCCAACACGGATTACACCCTAGACGACGCAACGGGCCTTTTGACCTTCAACGCCGCGCCAGCACTGGACGCGCCAATCGGCGCATCCTATTCGTGGACGGTCTTCAGCGATGACGAGCTAAACGATTTGCTGGTAGATCAAGGCTTGACCTTGACGCAGGCCGCGATACAGGCCATCCGCTGGCTGCTGGCCGACACTGACAGATTCATCAAATACACCTTCGGTCAGGAGAGTGTTGACAGGTCCGCATCTCGCGATGCGCTCCAAAAACTACTTGACGATCTTGTGCAGCGCAACGCCGGTGGTGTGGTTTCGCTGGTCAAGGCCGACACGGATTGCCGCAAAGCGTTGATGGCACCCTTCCTCGAACGCGATGAGGATTGTGTGGCATGACGCATCGCAGTAATGGCAGACTGACGGCGCGTACCTTCAGGCGGCCACAAACCACGATCCGCGAGGACACGTTCATGCATGTCCGCGTCTTCCGTGGTCGCCGTGGAAGCGAGACGCCGGTCGCGTCATTCTCTACGCGCATTGCTCCGGTAAGCGCGTCTTCTCTGGGACGCGAACGCCGGACGGCGCTAGGAGATAGCGCGGCACAAGTCTTCGTGATGCAAGTCCCTCGCGGCGCTGATGTTGTCAGCCAGGATGAAGTGTGGGCCGATAGTGATCGCTGGCGCGTCTTTGCCGTCGATCATCTAGCAAGTGGTACGCAGGCCATCCTTCAGAAAATAGTGTGAGGTGAATATGGGCGAAATTGCTATAGTTCAGAACGGTCACGTACAGATGCGTTTTCAGCCTCATTCCGTGGAGCTAGACGCCTTCGTGACTATCAGGATGCCGCGTCCACCGGCTGCACCGATAGGGGCTAACATCCTCGAAGATGGCGAACTTATCGGAACGGTCAAGTGTGTGCAGCGACGTCCTTTCAACCGCTACGCGATTGTCTGTCTTCCACTTCCAAAAGCCGACAGTATTTCCCAGGAAATACCGGACGTCGAGGCGACCGCCGCCGTCGAAGTTCCGGACGCAACGCCGATCACGGCGCTCGAAGACTTCTTGCCCTATAGCGCGTTCCAGGTTCTAGCGGCTGAGGCAGAGACGGTTGAGGAAGTTGAGGCGATGTCAGACGATGATCTCCTAGCCATCGACGGTATTGGGGTGAAACGTCTGGAGACGATCAAGGCGGCGCTTTACAAATTGCGGACGACTGAGGCGTAATGGCGGTCTTTGCCGATCTTGGCGCATGGGCGCTGGACAAGCTGCGCAACACGACGGCGGTGACTGATCTCGTCGTCGATGGCGCGGCGATGATACTCGAAGCGCGTGAGCCGGTTAGTATCGCTACGCTGATCTCTGAGGCGCAGGAAACTCGCAGGGAAGCGGGCGACACTCAAAAGGTGCTGGCTATCATCGTGCAGGACTTTGGAGAGCAAGGGCTTGAGGCTTCGTGTGGCGTGTTCGTGTATGATCGCTACGGGTATGTCAATATCCGCGAGGTACGCGAGGCCGTCATCCTGGCGCTGGTGAATTGCCCCGTGATGCTTGCAAGGGATGCTCAGATCATCGCGGTGCATTATGGAGGCCGCACTGGTCACATCGTCTCTACGCAATTTGATGTTGACTTTGAACGGGTGGACTTCGACGGTCCGCTGGTCACTGAAAACGACTACTACTCTTAGGAGGTTCGATTATGGCTTCAGGACAGGGTGCGGGTGGCGGCCTACGGTATGTAGGTGTCTTCCCGCTCGATGACGAAAACTTCCCGCTGGTTTCGGCGGCCAGCCAAGACCCCACGACGCTTACGCGGATGCGGTTGGCAAAGGCGTTCACGCCGAACTTCCCAGACGGCCAGGTGATTCAGTTCACAGGCGATGACGTCTCGCAAGGGCAGTTGAACTTGCCGCCTACAGAATTGTCAAGTGTCGAGATTCGCACCGGCGCTGCCAATATGGACATCGACGCGATCTTACAGGGCATCAACGTGGTAAGCATCGCTGGCGGCACGATCATGGGCCGCGAGACTGACAAGGATGGCTGTTTGGCCGATGTGCTACTGATGGGGTATCAGCAAGCCATCGACAAAGACCCCACAAGCGCGAGCTACGGCGGCACTGTGTGGCACTTCTTCCTCATTCCGGTAGCGCAGGTACGTCCGTATTCCGGGCCGATGGAAGAAGGTAACGCTGGCGAGGCACGCTACACGGCGACCCCACAGAAGGTGTCCAAGTATCCGTGGGGTATCGCGTTTGCGGCTGGCACTGAGGGCTTCGAGGAAGCGACTACCCTCGAAGGTTTCCTCGATGGCGCTCCGATGCTGACCGGCTATCTCGGTGATGGAGTGGAGACTGTCTTCAATCTCTCCCCTGCCGCCACCGACGACACGAAGGTAAAGGTCTATCACAAGGTCGATGCAACTGGCGTAGTGACTGACGTCACGGCGACGGTGACGATCACAACCACAACCGTAACGTTTGCGGCTGCTCCTGCTTCTGACGATCTCGTGTACTGCTTCTACCCAACGGCTGAGGGGTGCTAAATGCCAACACGCGAGGTGACATACAGGGATGAGGAAAACGGGCTGGACGTGCGGATAGTTGTACGGACTGCCACGGCGATGGATGGTATGGTGCGGGCCTTGTTGCAAAATCGGGCCGAAGAGTACATCCAATCGCTGACCACACTTGACGGGGTTCCACGCATCGAAGGCGCAGACGATGAAGCTACAGACGACGCTCCCGCAGAGGTAGCGCCCGTCTCGGTCCGCATCGTCGCGGCGCGGATGATGGCGCGGTTCTTATACTCCGATCTTCTCGCCGTCGTAGTCGAGGCCGAAGGCATTGATACAGAGATGGACGTCGAGACGTTCATGCTCTTGCCTGAGCAGTTGACGGACGTATGGCAGAACGTTGTCTACGAACTCAATCCGCACTGGTATCCGTTCGTGCGCCCAGAAGAGCCAAAGCCGGAGGATGACGCCAAAGGAAAAAAAGCAGACAGCGACAACTAAGGCAGCGACTAATCGCCTACAACCAGGCGCTTGAAGAGAGCAAGGACGCGAGCAATCTTGAAGACGATGGCGAATGGGAGCTGATAAAACCTGAGTTATCGCTGGAGCTTTGGAAGCTATGGCGCTCCCTCGGTGATCGCGTCCCACTTTTTGAAGGGGGGTTAGTGGATTGGCCGGAATGGGTAATACATGACTTCCGCATCATAGAGTGGCAAAATCGGCTGGTGCGTCACGCGCTTGACCTCGATTGACGGCGAAGGGCCGTGATATGCCCTTCGCTGTTTTCGTATAGGAGTAAATCGCTTTGGAGCTTTTGATTCGTGGACGGTTGCGGAGAAGTCGGGCCTGGAAAGAGCTATGGGCCGACCTCGCCGCGATTGCGCATCTCAGTGGCAGACAGATCGCCAGCCTCGCAAAGACGGCGCGGGCCGGCATCTTCGACAACTTTCGACGCGAGCAAAGCCCCGCTGGTGTGCCCTGGCATCCTCTGGCACCGATGACCCAACGCGAACGCGAGTCCGGTATCGACAGTCGTGGTATCCCCTTCAATGTGGGTGCAGAGCATCCTATCTTGAGACGCACCGACGATCTTCGCGATTCCTTCACTGACCCCACGCACCCGCGCAACGTGACTGACATCACCACAGACGAAAGCCTGACCGTCATTGAGCTTGGTGCAGTCGATGACCCCAAAACTCCAGGCCGGATAGCCAACCTGCACGCTGGCGGGCGCACTGACGAAGGGCGCGAAATTCCGGCGCGGCCATTTATCGGACTAAGCGGCGCGGCAATGCGGCAGCTTCAGCGACAAACTGAGGGTATCTTTATGAAGCGGCTAGAGGCGCTTGAAGACTAGGACCGTCTCACGCGCCTCTTGTAGCGGATGTACTCACCGACAAAGCCGCCACCGAAAGAACACAGTGGCACAAGGACGGCTGACCAACAGACTGTCCCGAAGACGTCATACTGACCGCCCAGGATGATCGATGCAATCAGGCCGATCGCGAAGCCGATGCAGATCCCAACGATGACAGGTTTCAAAGGTTGTTTCTTTGGCATAGTCCTCTCCCTCGAAGTATTTCCTGGGTAATAACTACAGGCTAACACAAATGGCAAATGAATTCAAGATCGTAATCAGAGTAGACGGTAAAGACGCGGAGAAGGACGCCGGTAAAGTCCGCGTTGCAATCGAAGATCAGTTGTCTGCCATCACTATCAGGGGTGAGATAGACATCGCGGGCCTCGAACAGACATCCGCGATGATGGCGAAGCTACGCAGCGATGCTGGAAGCCTCGGCAGGGCGATGGCGAAAGGGTTGAGCGATCAATTCCAACGCGCCACGGATTTGATGTCGAATCTCCGCTCGGAGATTGGCGGCATCGTGAGGGCGTCCGATGATCTCACGGACCTGGACATGCCCTTGTCCGAAGACGTCGAGAAGTTGCTATCAGCAAAGGGCAGCAAGGCGCTGAAGGCTATCAGCGAAATTGAGAAGGTAACAGCCTCCCTAAACGAGCTACAGAACACGCGGGCGCGCATCCTTCAAACGAAAGTCACGCCACTGGCTGGCGGTATTGGTGTTCCGCTTCAGCGTCTCGCGAAAGGTTGGGAGTCAGGGTACAAAGGGTACATCACCCGCGTCCGCAAACAGATCGACCAGGAAATACGCGCCACAGAGATAGAGGTAGAGGGCCGCCAGGTCAATCTTATCGCGGAGATAAAGCGGCGCGAGGCCATTGCGAAGAAGGAAGCTGCGGCAGTTTTGCCCGATCTCGAACAAGCGGCCCTTCAAGCTAGGGAGCGTATGGACGCGGCGCTTGCAGATCAGCCGCAGATGTCGTCCCTCGTACCATCCACTTCTCAGGCTATCGGAGAATGGGACAGAGCCGCCGACACGCTGGTAGCTGAGTACCAGAAGTTAGAGGCGCAACTGGTTGACGCGACTGCGGAAACTGCGCCAAAGATCGAACAGTCTATGGCGCGTGTGTATGGCGAGATTTCGGAGTTGCAACTTTACGAGCCGACTGAGGACGTCCGCGAGTGGGTTGGGCGCGTCGAAACGGCGCGGGCCGAAGTCTTCGAGACGGAGAGGCGTTTCAGGGAAGCGAAGCGCAATCTGGAAACGGGAGACGTTGACGAGCTGAAGGCACAACTCGATCTTCGTATCCGCGCACTAGAGGCAGGAAAAGCCGAAGAGTTGACGTTCTATCGCGAGTTCACTATGGACCGCGACGAGCTTATCACTCGACTTGAACAGGATGGGCAGGAAGCCGCAGCGAAGGCCATCAAAGACCTGCAAGCGGTGAACGATGGCATCGCGGAAGAAGAACGGCGCAGGGCCACACTGGTCAAGAAGCTACAGGAAGGCACGACTACGGAATTGCCCAAAGGGGCGAAGGGCACGCTGGTCGATTTCGTCACGGTAGAGAAGGCGCTGGGTGAACAGGCCGACATTGCGACGAAAGCCTTCGACGATCAACGTCTGGGACTGCAAAAGTGGGTGAAGCAGATCGACATCGCCACCTACGCGGCGCGGGGGCTGGACGAAGCCCAACGCTACGCGGCAGCGAGGTTGGAGAAGTCGGCACAGCGAGAGATTCGTAAGCGTACACCTGCCCGAGTTGGACTGGAAGAGGCCGCAGAAATTGACAAGGAAGTGTACGGCCGTCTACAACGCGAGATTGCCGGTCTTTCCGCGATTACAATCGAACCGTTGCGTGCCGCCAACGAAGCACATAAGGCCCAACTCACAGAGATGGCGCAGCAGACTGAAATTTTCGTCAATATGATGCGCGCGTCTTTATCAGAAGACATCACGGAAGGGCAGGAGCAAGAGGCGAAGGGGTTGCTCCGTCTCTGGGAGTGGATCAGTGATAAGCTGGTCGGAAACTCTGTCATTCCTGATATGGTTAATGCAATCAATGACTGGCTGGATTTGGTTGGGCAGGATGCGGACGTCCAGAACAGAGAGCAAATCCAGGCCGCCGAAGAAAAGGCGCGCATCCTCATAGACCTCGCGGAGACTGAGGCGAAGGCGAAGATCGAAGCCGAAAAGCGTGTCACAAATGAGGCGTCTACTCAGAACCGTATCCGGCTGGCGCAGAAGAAGGGTGCAGTCACGCGGGCCAACGTCAGGCAGCGCGGCAAGACTACCCTCGAAGTTGCCGAAGGCCGCGTCGAACTCAAAGAGCTTGACCGCCAGAACAAGCTACTCGCTGACGCGAGGAAGCTGGCCGGAGAATTGGGCGTTGAGTGGGCCGACGTTGCGGCAGGGATGGAGGAAAGCGGCACGAGCCTGGAAGTCGTTGTCGGTGAACTCAAACGGCTGAAGGCTGAACAGGCCGACATCACCCGTCAGGCGCGTGCCAGGGCAAAGCTCGAAGACCAGGCGAAGGCGAGTGCTCAGGCCATAGGCGTATCGTGGCGCGTCGTCGAAGACGCGATGAACGACACAGGCGCAGAGATGGGCGATGTCGTTAGGCAGCTACGACGAGCCGAAGGCCAACAGCAACAACTCTGGGATGATGCGCGGCGCATCTCAGAAGAATATCGCGGTTTACCTGGCGCGGTGCGGCTTTTCAATGAAGAACTGGAAAACTCACGGCGCGCACGTCAAGGGCTTTTCGAGATTTCGCGCGATATGCAGGACATCGGTAACAGCATCAGGATGAACGCTGGTATCGTCACCGGCGCGGTAACAGTTGCAGGCCGAGACTACCTTCAGTTTGCAAAGCAGTCCGACGTCGCCGCCCGATCTCTCGCGTTGAACGCTGATCTCACTCAGGAATTGCGGCAGTTGACTGTGGAGCAATCGACGGCGCTGGCCGTCCTTGACCCAGAGACAACGGCGCGTGGTATCACGGTGTGGGCGCAGGCAACTGGTCAGCAGATCGAAAACCAACAACAGCTTAATGACCTTCTCGCGCAGACCGTCCCTATCCAACAGGCCGCAGCACTTTCTCAAACTGACATCGCTACACTTTCAGACGCGGCAGCGGGCGCACTCAATCAGTACGGCCTTGAACTCGAAGATACGACGAAGGTAGTTGCGATCTTCAACAAGGTGAGTGATGATACCCTGGCCGAAGTCAGCGACGTAGCGGAAGCCTTCAAGTACGTAGGTCCAACTGCCGATCGCGCAGGTGAATCCATCGAGCAGACGGCAACGGCCTTTGCCATCCTGGGTGACAACGGGATTCGAGGCACACAGGCGGGTACAAGCTATGGCCGGATGCTGGAAAACCTTCTCGTACCCAATAGCAAGGAAGCCGAAGACGTCTTCCAACGCTTGTTTGGTTCGTCGTCTCCATTCTTCGACGCACAAGGTCAATACATCGGTACGGCGCGGGCCGTCGACATGCTTGCGGCCGCTACGGAGAAGATGAACGACCAGGAGCGCGAGGCCGCATTAGCCGCCATCTTCGACACGAACGCGAGGCGGGCCGCGACAGTCCTTATCCGTAAACAGACTGAAGCGCGGGTTGAGGGTGTCAATCTTCTCGAACGTGAATCTGCGGGGCTGGCCGGTGACGCGCTCGAAGTATGGCGCACGCAGGTAGAGGATTGGGAAGAGTCTGACGTGTATCGGGTGCAGCAGGCGCAAATGCGCTGGCAAGCCTTCTGGTTGACCGTTGGCCAGCAGGGGCTTGACGCCGCACTCCCCTACTTGGAGAAGGCGTCGAAGTTTGTCGAGGGGCTTGTCTCAACCGTGAAAGCTAACCCCTGGCTGACTGAGGTTGTTCTGGGAGTGGCTACGGGTGGCATCGTCATCGGCACTGTCATCACTGCCGTTGGCACACTCTCGAAGACGGCCCTGACAATTCAGACCGTCTTCCAGGGCATACAGACCACGTTCACGAAACGGGCCACGGCGGAGCAGCGTTTCCAGAGTACGGTTGTGTCGTCGGCGGAGCAGTTTAAGCGCATCGTCCTTGAGGCCGCAGGGCAGGAAGCGACCATTGAGAAGCAAAGCGCCACCGACGAGGCCGCTATCGAGAAGAAAAGCGCGTTGAACGTGTCGAGCATCCTGGGCACTGCACTGACGGCGCTGGCCGTTGGCGAGACTTTAAGCCGGACTTTGACTGGTCAAGGACTCGCCGGATGGTTCACGGAGAAGGAAGGCGTACAGGCTGGCGAGACGCGACTGTTAGAGCTTGCAGACCTGGAAGCACCTGAGCTTCAAGACGAGCTATCGCAATTACGGTCAGACTTGCAGATGCTTCGCTCACTCACAACCACGGAAAGAGGAAAAGAGGGCGCGCTGCTATTTGACCGCGATTACTGGAAGCAAATCTTTGGGTATGGGACTGCCGGCATCGAGTCCGATGATTCACGCCTCAGCGAATTATTCGGCGGTGGCGTTACCGGACGCTTCAGAAGTCTCTCAGGAACAGCACTAGCCGATAAAGTTGCGGAGCTTGAAACGATTGAGGCGGGCCTTGTCGCACAGTTGACACGGAACGTCTATGCTGAAGCCGCTCAAGCGCAGCAGCTTGAGGACTTGGAGAAAGCCACGGCTGGCGCCACGTCCGAAATTTACAATCACAATCAGGCAGTGCAGGACTTGGGCCGCAACTACTCACCCGAACAAATCGAGCGGGCCGTCAATATCTACGCCGATATGCTCATGCGTCAGGAAGAGGCACTGACAGAATTCAATACTCGTATCAGCGATTTGAATCGCGACCTCGCCGCCGATCTCGCGTCGATGGCCACGGACTATCAGCAAGATCGTATCGCGGCAGAGCGGTCATTCCATGAGGAAACCGCGCAGATGACCGCCGACTTCCAACGCCAGCAGCAGCGGGCCACAGACGAACATCTCACGCGGATGGCACGCGCTGAGGAAGATCACTACATGACCTTGTGGGATTTGTCCTTGTCCAGAGACGCCGCAGGCATCTACAAGGAAAATCAGCGTTTCGCGGTGGAGCAGCGCAGGGCAGAGGAAGACTTTGCCACGCAGCAAAACCAGGCCAGCCAAGACTTCGCCATCGAACAGGCGCAACGCCAACAGCAACACGCCATGAAGATGGCGGAGCTTGCACAGCAATACGCGCTCGAACGTGAACAGCGCATCGCGGAGCACGCCGCCGCCGTCGCACAGGCGAAGGCCGACCACGAGGCCGAAATGGAAAGGTTGCGGGCTGAGTATTTCGATAAGCTGAACGCGGAGCTTAACTACTATACACAATCGCAACACACGCAGGCCGTCTATCAGGCGGCTATGTTGGGCGACTTGACAGCCTTCCTTCAGCAGAATCGGTCAATCTGGCAACAACACGTTGCCTCGCTGCCTACACCTTCAGGCTATGGCGGCTATGGCGGCTATGGCGGCAGTGGTTCAGAGCGGTTTGACCAGTACGCTTACTACTCCGGTAGCTATCAGTCCGGTGGCTACATTCCGAAGACTGGAATGGCCCTGGTGCATAAAGGTGAATTCGTGATGTCGGCGCAGACAACGCGCCAGGTCGAGGGGGTGATGGGCACACTCAATCAAGGAAAGCTATCACGCGGCGGCGGGGTGAACATTCCCGTTGCGGTGCAGGTCGATGGCATGGGGTTGGATGCGCGGGCCGTCGCGAGAATCGCGGGCGAGCAGGTCGCAGCGCAACTCTACGATACCCTGACCCAAGTCGCGGGTTGAGGTATTTGGATATCGTTTTTGGTGTATCATTTAGATGCACGAATTACTCACTTAGGTTAGGAGGCTTCGAGAATGTTCAACGTAACCCAAGATTTGCCGATCTCGCCCGTTGGGGCGCACGTAGGTCCGCAGGGAGTAGATACAGCACACTCCGTCACAGTGCCAGCCAAAGCAAAGCGGCTGTTTATGTCCGTAGCTGCCCAGAACGTTCGTATCACCTTCGACGGCACAGCCGCCACAACTACGAAGGGACTTGTTTTCCCTGCGGCTGACGAAACGAAGATCATCGACGTCGCTGAAGGCGTGCAGTTGTCCATCATCGGTGTTGCGGCAGGCGGCACGATCAACTATCAGTTCTCGCGTTGATGGCCGTTTGTCTCTTCCTTCTTAGCGTAGAAGGCGCGAGGCTGGCGGGTGGCGTGACCTTGCCAGCCGCGTCTTCTACATGGAGGTTCCTATGCCCTATCAAATAGGCCCAACGTCTGGGACGATGGAAGACGCGAAAGAACGTCTCGGGTACTACCCTCGATCTTCCTACGTACAGGAGCTTGAAGACGATCACGCCGGAGGTAGGCGTCCGGTGGGGTATCCGCGTAGTGCGTGGATTTTCGCGGCACTGACCCTCGATCAGTACAAGGCGCTGGTGCAGACCCTTCTCACGCTGACAACTGGCGAGTATTCTCACGAAGTCTACATCGAAACACGCGACGAGTGGGATAACTACCAGACGTACAGGGCCATGATGCGCTTGCCCGACCCAGAAACCCTAGATCGGTGGGGCGAGACGTACAAGGACGTCGTGCTTAACTTCACTCTGTTGGAGGTGATACCGTGAGGAAGATACTCCCTATTCGACTATGGCCGCAGGTGGTAAGGCGTTGGTATCAGTATCGCGCTGGTTTGGCAGCGGATGTTGACTGGTGGCTAGGTCCGTGGCCTGCGCCCTATGATTCTGTCGATCCTATTGACCCAGCAGATGTGCGGATTGCTTATCAGCCTGGTTCTGCAGAAGGTACGGATTGGGAACGCGCTATTGCCGATCTGTCTGCGTCTCTGGTCAATCTCAATGACCCAGGCACGAATGATGGAACGGCTGGCGCTGGTCTGACCGTAGATGCTGAGGGTTGGGTGACGAATGGATCAGCATACGTTGATACAGGCTTGCGACACACTGACCCGCGAGATGTGTTGTTGGCTTCTTACTCAGCAACAGGCGCGGGTACGGTCTTCGGTGCTGGTACGGTCGGTGGCATTAGTGTTTGTGAGTTAGATTCAGACTTCTCTCTAAATGCAATTTGCAATAGTGACTTTTTGCCGCCGTCAGATGAGGTGGTCTATGGTGCTGAGGGCGTGATTGGATGGGCCTACGGAGACTTTTGGTTCAATGCAATCCTGCAAACATCCATCACGAATGGTTCTGACAGTCCATCTCAAACCATGATGTTGATGGCTATCAATAGCGGTGTCGCCAGTGTGCATCTTCCTTCTGGTAGCAAGATGCACTCGTTCTTTTGGGGAAACAACAACATCACTAATGCGCAAATCCAGGCTGTGTCTGCGGCGATGCGAACCATAGGCGGTGTTTAATGCTACGATCTAAAATTATTTCCAGGGTAATACTTGTCATTCTGTTGCTGGCAATGCTGACAGCAATCGGCCTATGTACCAGGTCCGGCGATGCAGATCCCACGGTGACAGTATCGCCGCCAACTCCCACGTTCACACTGACGCCGACCGCGACCAGTAGCCCAACGCCGACCAGTAGCCCAACGCCGACCAGTACCCTAACCGTGACGCCATCGACAACGCCAACGCCGCACCCAACGGATACGCCCACGTTGACGCCATCGACAACGCCGACCGTAACGCCGACCATCGACACGAGCTCCGGTAAAGGGTAAGGCATGGCCATCCTGCAATCACGCATCGGGCTACTGCTGGCACCGACAACGGCTATCTGGACGGGAACGGTATCGAGCTACAATGACACAACCTTCGAGATGGTTGTGTCAACTGTCACTGGCACGTTGAACGATCTTGAGCCAGGGCACGCCGTCAACATGGTGGACTCAGACAAGTACATCCGCATCAAGACGATCACGGTGGGTACAAGCACGTTTCAGCTATCTGAGAATCCGCAGGAAATTTCAATAGGCGACCCTGTTCAAGTCTTCGCGGCGCGTCTTCCTTTCCCCTACTACCAGAGAGCGACCACGACGGGCGTGGTTTACATGGATTACGACATAGCATGGCCAGGGCAGTACCTATCAATGCCCCCGCGCGCAGTCGTCTATCCTGACATCATTATCGCGGCTGTTGGCGAGAGCGTTCCGATCTCGGCGGTGTCTTCTGAGGAAATGGCGGTAGGCGCTTCACTCTCAACATACACTTGGGACGCAGGCACAGGAGGCGTCATCACCGGAAGTGGCGCAAGCGTCTCGGTATCCTACTCGACTTCTGGTTTCCGGTATCTATCCATCACTGTGACCGACAACTATGGCGGCAGTAGTACGCGCTACGTCCCATGCTGGATAGGGGCGACGGCAGAGCCGGTTGCGGAGGCAAGTCTATCCTGGCGGGCCGGAGATGGGTGGACGGCTAACATCTCCCTTTCGATGGGTGGCGCGGCTGCTGACATAAACTTCATCGCCAGGACGCCGCTGGCGCTGGTCGATCTCGAAACCGACGAGGTGTATTTCTACGGATGGCTGCACCCTCTCAGCGTAGAATACGACATCGACGGCGAGCGCGTCAGTATGACCGCACTTTCCCTACTCTCCTACATCGCGAACGTCTATTCGTATGCCTTCCTGCTGAACAGTGTGGGCGTAGGTGTGGCCGACGAATGGCAAGAGGTCTATGATCTCACCTTGCAGCGGGCCGTGTGGCATCTAATGAGGTGGCATAGCAATATTCACGAATTGGCGAACGTGCTGCTTGAGCCTACGGCGCGGACTATCCAAAATATCGAATTCACTGCTGGTACACTGGCGCAGCAGTTGAAAACCGCGTGTGACGATGCTTTCTGGGAGCCACGTCCTTCACGCTCCGGTGGCGTCAATATCATCACGCAACCGCTGTATAGCGGGTTGTTTGGTTCTATGACTACCCTGACCCTTGCCGCTACGGATGTGCGCGGGAAAATCTCATGGTCAGACCCCATGAACTGGATAAGTGAGGCGCGGGTGATGGGCCTTTATCCAGCAGGTGGGGGCTATGAGCCGCTGATCGTGCGTGCGCCAAGTCATCCCGAAGACTTGGGCCGACCTGGTGAAGTCAGCGGACTGGCACCGTTGAACTCTACAGAACTACGCGGTTGGGCAGCGCGGCATCTGGCTTTGTCGCAAGTGCGGACTTACGATGTAAAGACCTTCGTCGATGTCGATCCGTGGACGGTGCGGCGCATTGTTCTCCCCAACTCCTACGACATTGCGCCAGAATCAGTACGGTTGTCTCACGATGCTGAAGCCCTGCGCTGGACCGTGGATGTGTCCGGACGCAGATACGGGGTAGATGTAACGACTGTTGACGAGCCGCCGCCACCTGAGATCGTCATCCCGCCGCCAGTTACTCCGCCGATCGTCCCGCCGTGGCCGCCGTTGCCCGATCTCGGATGGCCTACAGGCGTATGGGTAGCGACTGAGGATTTAGGCGTCTATCGGTCCGATGACTTCACAGACCCGTTGCAGGTCACTCAGCCGACTTGGATCGCGGACAATGTTGGATTGCCGACTTTCCCAACATCTGGCACTACAGTCAAACGCTTCGAGGCAGATCCCGCGTCATCGGTGCGGCAGGCAATCTTGATTGTGGACACAGTGCCTAACCCTGATACGTATGACGTCTACACGCGAGCCGACGCTGTTGCGGACAACGAGTGGAATCTGGTACTCACAAACCTGACTGCCGCGACGTTGGTCGGTGAGGGAGTAGCCTGTCGTATCTGGGACATCACCTATGACGTGTCAAACGGCAGGCTGTGGGCGCTGGTTTCGCCTACCTTGACGCTGGGCGATAACGTCTATCCTTGCTACACTGACGATCAAGGCGCGACGTGGAACGTTGCGGCGACGATTGACACACTAGCCTGGACCTACGGGCTTGTATGGTCAGGACGTCAGCGCGGCAACGAAGTCGCCTTCGGTAAGGCTTATGGTGCTGCTGGCCGTGTCTACTACTCTACGGATGGATGGGCGTCGTTTGACCGCACTGATAGCATGGGTGGTTCATCTTGGATGCCTTACGTGCATATCAGAACAAACTATCTGTACTCTGGTGGTTCAACTATGCCTGGTGGTATCGGCGGACCAGACCTCGCCCAGATCAGCAAGGCCGACTTGAGCTGGACAATCTTGTTCGATTCGCTGAACTTGGGGATTGGGAACTTTCATATCTTCGTTGAGGATACCGTAGACCCACAACGTCAAAGGCTGCTCGATAACTCCAAAATCTACAGCACCGAAGACGAGTGGGCGACCCTGGTAAACTCAAGTCCCGCGACGATTGCTCCAACGATACGGAAGATTCACACGCCCGTAGCTGGTCAGTTCGATATGATCTTCCTCGGCCAGTACAATCCTAACACTACATACCCACACGTCGTGTACATCATGGATGGCGAGTATGGAACGATGTACCCACGCGCAGGGCCAAACCCTGGCACATCGCCGTACACTGACAGCATCCCTAACACCTGCGGAGAAATGCGCGGGTTGGCTGTGAGGTTCTAATGACAAACCAAAAGAACGCGAGGCTGCTGAGTTCGATCATCGGTGAGTTGCGACCAAAGGGAAACCGTTGGGATGGACTGTTAGGCGACCATAGCGGCAACATCGAGAGCGTGCGTGATGGAGAAGTCTACGTGCGGATGCGGCAAGCCGGCAGTGGCAGCTACGCCGTGGGTTCTTTTCCGGTCAAGGGTGGCTTGCGGCTTTACTACAACCTTCCGGTCATCATAGAGGAAGACCCGCTCACCCGCGAACGCTTTGTCGTCGATGTGGACGCGATGGCGCTGGACTACGGGAACGCCGCAGGCAACACGCCGCCGCCGACTTCTGGCGCACTCGAAACACACGCCTTGACGCACTCATGGTCTGAGCAAGCCGACGATCAGCTTCAATGGCTGCATACCTTTCAAATCTTCCCCTTGCGGATGCAACCCAGCGAGACGGCGCAGCACGTCATCATCCAGGCTGGCGCGTACTACGCTGAAGGTGCATATCGTTGGCTAGTATCGTCGATTGACCTCGATCTTTCCACTTACTACCCCACCAGTGGCCATAAGTGGGTGCTGATCTATCTGGATGGTGATGGGGCCGCTGGCGTCGTCGATGACGGCGCGACCACGTTCACAGCTTTGAACGAGCCGCCATCTGGCACATACGCGATCGGCGCGGCGAAGCTGACTTTTGGGGCCGGAATCTCGTGGATGGAAGACATCGTAGACTTACGGTTTATGTTGCAAAACCCTGGGTACATCTATGACTTCATCCAATTTTCGCTATCCTACACTGGAGCTATTGAAGAAGGCCGCGTGCAGTGGAACGCGGATGATGGCACGTTGGAAGTGGGTATGCCTGGTGGCAACGTTGCCTTGCAAATCGGCCAGGAGATTCTCGTCAGAGCGAAGAACGATCAAGGCGCAGACTGCTACAACGGGCAGGTAGTCTACAACTCAGGGGCGTCAGGTCAACGTCCTGAATTTAAGCTGGCGCAGGCAGATAGCGAAACGACTGCGTTCCGTCTTGGCGTTCTTACTGAGGATGTGGCAAACAATCAAAGTGGCTACGTAAATCTTTTGGGGATGTTGCGCGACGTCGATACGAGCGCGTGGAGTGATGGCGATACCTTGTTCCTCTCCGCGACGACTGCGGGCGCGATGACAAACGTGGAGCCAGATGCTCCTAACTTCAGGGTTCCACTTGGGTTTGTGGTCTACTCGCACGCTACTGAAGGCATCATCTACATTTACATACAGTATCGGTCTAGACTGACTTGCTTACACGATGTCTATGCGCCAACTGTGATAGATGGCGATGTGCCTGCCTGGGTTGCGGCCAATTCTCGCTTTGAGATGACGACGATACCAGAAGCTATCGGCGCGATCACTCAAGAGCCTGGTGGCTTTGCTGACCCTGACAATATCGTTGTTAGCTACGACTACACCACACGCGAAGTGACTTTGACCCACGTCTCGGGCACGATTGTCTATTACGTGGATGGCGTCAAATACGAACTTGCATCGCCCTGGACGTCGGACCCGCACACGGCCACCGACGATGAATGGTTTTTGGCCGATTCAGGTTCAGGCCCGACTTGGAGCACTACGATATGGGCGTTCTCGCACGCGCAGTTTGCCTATGTCGAGTATGATTCTGCGAATAGTGTCTACTTCTGTTTCCGTGAGTGCCACGGGCTGATGCAATGGCAGTCTCATTACGAGCTTCACGAGGTCATTGGTACTTATCGCGAATCCGGTGGCGCTCCTACTGGTGGCACTTATGCTATACAGCCATCCTCACCGACCACAGCCGACAACACGCCAGGGTTCGACGCGGCCACGGTCGATGACGAGGATTTACACACAGTCATTCCGGCATGGCTTCAAGGCACGTACACGACACTGCACTTCACTGGTTCTGGCGCCACGTCCTTCGACACAGCCGCCACAGTACCCTATCGTGTAGGTACAACCTTCCCGTTGATCAACGTTTACACAGGCGGTGCTTTTTCAGAGGTCGAGGCATCGAATAACGACTACTTCAACGTTTGGCAGATCCTTGCTCCTGCGGCTAGTGATACGGAATCCCAGAAATACCGCGTGTTGATGCTTCAGCCGCAGGATGTTCACTCGACATTGGTAGGGGCGCAGCTTGAAGACTTCCGTGGGTACTATTTGGGCGACTTCGCCGCGATCGCGCCTGAGTATGTCGCTTATGTGAAAATCACCTATCGAACGAATTCCTCGTACACTGGCGCAACTGGCCGTTGTCGCATCGAGGCTATTTCTTACATCACAGGTTCACGCGCCTCGCAGGTTGTCAGTGGGGGCGTGATCTATGGCCAGGCGACCACGGAAACGCAAGGCGTGATTGAACTGGCCACAAATGAAGAAACCGCTCTGGGTGCGGATACTGAGAGGGCGATTGTACCTTCCGGCTTGCGCTATGCGCTACTCGAACAAGCCAACTTCATGCCGTTCACAACAGAAGACGGGATGCTCTTGTTTGGACCAGGGTGCAGGCAGTCCCTAGACCGTTGGGTATCGCAGCGCAATCAGGTGGCGACTATTACGGGAGCCTTCCAACAAGTGCAAGGTAAATGGCCCGACACCCTAGCTATACATCCAGAGGCGGCTACAACAAACTTAGTGAAAAATCCTGTAGCTGGTAACGGCACGACTGGCTATGCCAGCGCGTGGGGTGACACGATTTCGCTGGACACTGCTGAGAAGCGTTTTGGGGAACAGTCGATCAAATGGACGTGGGACGGGGTATCTGGCGGCGGTGTTTATTACGATCTGACCGGCTTCGCTGCCAGCACCGATTATATCGCGAGTATGTGGGTGCGTATCCCTTCGGAGTTCGTGACTGGCGGCACTGCGATACTGGCTGTGGTGTTTGGAGATAGTTGGGCAAACCTGGGGCAGACCACCATCACGACCTTCGATAAATGGGCGCGCATCGTGGTTCCATTCAACTCTGGAACAAACACGCTGATTCGCCCGACGCTATACTTTAACAATCTTTCTATCACTGGCAGTGCTTATGCCCACCTCGACGGGGTGCAAGTAGAAGACAACGACGCGCACACCACCCTGTGTTATGGTGATCTCGCGTGGTGCGCGTGGAACGGCGAGCCACACGATAGTACGAGTTCTCGCGTAGCCACTTACATAGACATCAACGACTATGTTCCGCTGCTGTATGGGCAAGATGCCTTCTCGGTTTCGATGTGGATACAAGCACCCTATGACAATGATTCTGATTGGCCTGACAACAACAATCCGCGAATATGGGACTATAACGTAGCATCGACTAGATGTATCGTGTATTTCACAAGGGGTAGTCCTGGTACTTTGGTGCTTTACGTTGGCGGCAATTCCACAGGCGCATCGGTGGAATTTTCAGCCGGAGATTGGCTGCACGTCGTCACTACTTACGACTTCTCAGCGAATGTCTACCGGCTGTATTTGAACGGCGAGCTGCTTCTCGAAGAGACGTGGTCGGTTTCTGCGCCTTCGTCATCGACTGGTAGCTGGTTTATTGGGTCTAGTCCCAACTTTTGGTCATGGGGTGGCCCGATTGCTGAATATGCGGTTATAGGTGCGGAGCTGGACGCTGAAGAAGTCGCCTATCTATACAACAGCGGATTGCCGATGGTAGATACCGGAGCTTTTATACTGCCAGTGGACGAGGTGGACGCGGTATTCGAGGAGCCGGTGGAGTTCTTCGGGGATGACGGTCTGCTGCTGCTTGGACCTGGGTCACGTCAATATCCTTCTGGATGGGTATCGCAGCGTGGGCAAAAGGCCACCATAACGGGGGCTTTCCATCAAGTACAGGGCCGATGGCCTAAGACGCTGGCACTCCTGATTGAGAGCACCACGACTAACTATGCCACAAATCCGGTCGGGAACGCTACCACTGGATGGGCCGATCCGTATGGCACAGTCACGGTACGGGCCGTAGAGGAGGCCCTAAATCAAACCGTTGTGCGCTCTACTGCGGACACAAGTGGTAACGATTCGTTTTTGTACTACACAACAGCATCAATCTCACTTACGTCCGGCGATGCGTGGTCTGCATCGGTGCGCGTGCGCGCCGACCAGGAGCTAACAACAGACATCGCCTTTTATCGTGAATGGGCACAGAACATCGGCGGCACACTAAGCGTAGTGCTTACTCCTGAATGGCAGACCTTCTCATTGTCTGGAACGGTGAACGCTACAGGTTCATACGTGCTGCGTCTCATCATAAATCCCGATGCAGTCTCTAACGGTCAAATAATCGACGTCGATTGGATACAGATCGAAAAGACATCCGCGCCGACTTCTGTAGCTTGGGGCGATGCCGGTGAGGGTTATGCGTGGTCCAGCACGCCTCACGCCAGTAATACCGTTCGCACTGCAACAGATGTCAATCTTGACGACCATGCCCATCTACTCAATGACAAAGAGCAAGTATCTATAGCCATGTGGGTGCAAACACCATACGATCACGACGCTACGCTAGAAAACGATTACGGCAGGCTTTTTGAAGCATATTACTCAGCCAGCGAGCGGAGAGCGGTCTACTATAACGGGCTAGTTGACAGATTTTATCTGTACTTCGACGGCGTCGGTCTTTCTGTCGATGCATGGCCTATCTCGTGGCGTGCTGGTGACTGGCTGCACGTTGTGACCACTTTTGACTATACAGCTAACGACTTCCGTGTGTATGTGAATGGGGAGTTGCATGTGCGCAGCACTGCTTCGTACTCCGCACCCACAAACCTAGATCAATTTAACCTCGGTGTTGGTTATAGCGGGGGATCGCGCTTCGGTGGCGCGTTTGCCGAATTTGCAATCATCGAGGGCGTGCTATCCTACGAGAAAGTGCGCCAGTTGTATGAGTTTGGGCTACCGCTGGTTGATCTCCATCCGGCATTACCACCCGCCGAAAACATCGGCCCCAATCACGGATCGTGGCATATCTTTTACGGGAGTGCTTCGGAGACAGCTATCTCCTACACAGCCGTCGATCACACGGAATTTGGATGGGGTGGCCCCGTATCGGGGAAGCTTCAGCTCGAAGCTCTCATGAAGGGCACGACGCCATCGACCACAGCCTATGCAATTCTGGAATGGGACGACAGCGGAACATGGCGCGAGGTCAGTCAGAGTGAGATTTCCGTCACTGGCACAACTGAATCCCTCGCGAGGTCGGCAGTATTTTCGCTGCCACCTGACGAACGAATGTATCGCCTTTCGCTTATGAGCGACACGGGCAGCATGGTCTATTGCTATCGTGCGGCCCTCATTTGTACCCCAGGAGGTCTAGCAGAGCTATGAAATACCTGAAACCTGATTTTGTTCCTATGCTGCACGATGCAGGACTGGATGACACGATCTTGACGTCCTTCAGTCATTCGATTGACCTGGTTGATCTCGTAGACGCCGTGAATGTTTCGGCATCTCTCAATCTGACCCCCGCCGATCTCGCACACTACATCGCGGAGCGTGGAGGTCTTGGCCTGACCGTCACAGGAGGCACACTAAAGCCCGCGTCCGCTCGTCCCGCATCGGTCGAGGGGATTGCGGCTGATACTTCTGGCGTCTGGTTCGATGCTCCAGATACGGGCCTGTATGACGTCCGGTGGTACGTGAACGGAGAATTGCGCCACGAGGAAGAACGCGACTTGAGCGACAATCGCTATTTAGCCCTGACCACGATCGATGCACAACCAGGGGACGTGATACAGATCGCGCTACGGGTTGGGCTGGCTATAAGTTGGTGGTCGCGGGTGCAGCTCTAATCATTTATCCCAAAATGAAAAACGCGCCGGTGGATCCCGCTGGCGCGTTTTGTATTTCCTGGGAAATAGGTTAGGTGCGGTCGCGTGGTTCCGGCATTGGAATCCTTTCGCGTAGCTCCATCTCTCTTCTTCCTCCTTTAAGGTTGTGTGTTGGGCGTGAATTCCTTATCACCCTCGAACTCAGTCTCTACGCCTAACCATATCTGGTTCTCCCGTTAAGCAGCTTCAGCTTCAGAATCGAACGCCAGCCAGAAGTGATTGAGTAGTAAGCGGCAGGAAGAAAACAGGGCAAGGCCCGCGACTTCTTCAACATCAAGACGGGTTTCTGGATGCAGATAGCAGACGTTTGGCCGGACGCCGAAGCGTGCCTCGTAACGCTCGATCGCTGGCCCAAGTTTTTCCTCGATACTGCGCTTGCTCGAATCGTGCCAAAGCAATCCGATCTTTATCATTCTGCCTCACCCCCTAGCACTTCCCATTCCCTGATAGCCCCTCGTCCCATGCTCTCCATCATTGGCGGTGTTCCGTACCCTGGCCCGTATCCATTTTGTTGCCCCAGCATCGGCTGTTGCGGCTGCACCTGGAAGACCATAGGAACGGTTTGCTGCGTCTGCTGTTGTGGGCGCTCCATCCTGGCGCGGAGAAGCGCGTAGCCCAATAAGCAGATCGGTAACAGGATTACCGCAATGATGGCGATGGCGAAAAGCCCGCCGACTACGAAGGCGAGCGTTTCGGTCGAGAAGCGTTGCGTGATGACCACGACGCCGACTATGACGGCGATCGTCGTCATCAGAAGAAGAAAACGCCCTATGCGCTTGCCGATCGGTTCTCTGTAGTTCATTGGCCCTCCATGAGTGACGCTACCGCTACCGCTACCTCTACCGCCCCATGCGTCCTGTTTTCGTCTGCGTCCGAACATCTAATCACCCCCTGGCGCTGCGGTAGCGGTAGAGGTAGCACTGTTGATGTCCGCTTCGAGGATACCAACTGCTTCGTCGAGCCATGTGGCGAAGCGACCTTCGTATCTCTTTGCGCTGGGCCAAAGGCTGCGGCACAACTTGGATTTGTTCACCTTTCCATCGAAGTATGCCTCGCGGACGCTCGGCCAATGCTTTGCCATCTTCGCCGCCGCAGTGATGGCACTGGCCGTGTGCGCTTCTTCCTTTGGTTCAGGTTCTATTTTTACGGGCTTAACGTCGAGCAGGTTGATCCCCTGGCCGCTCTCCGTTGCCGCATTTCTCTCTATTTCGACCATGCCCCCCTGGTCATCCAGCGAGTACACGGGAAGGTCGTTAGAAACGCTCCCAGCGAATTCGATGCGTTTAACATGGGAAAGCAAATCTTTGGGTTCGATGTAGGCGACCTGAAACCGGATAGGCCGATCTCCGCCAGCGACGGCGAGGAAGTCGCCGCGTCCGTTCAGTAGGTGCGCGTTTGTCCCTGCCCTTCCGCTGGCTACGCGGGCATCGTCAGCGGAGACAACCTGACCGACGAGGCGTAATGGGAAGTTGGCCCGCATCACGCTCCCTAAGATCGCAGAGGAAGGGTGCTGTGTCGCCGCAATCAGATGTACGCCGGCCTCGCGACCTCGCTGGGCGATACGGGTAATCGTTTCTGTAGCATCCTTCCCGCCAGCCATGACCAAATCGGCCAGCTCGTCAATGAAGACGATAGTGCGCGGGCAGGAGTTTCCAAGCACCCCGTCTCCCGATGTACTTGCTGGCAGGATTCCCTTTCGGTCGCGCCATTCGATCATACGGAATAATGAGTGCAAAGCCTCGATAGCTTCCCCCGCATCGTCGATGGCAGGACGCACCAGGTGCGGCGCTGAGGCAAGCGGCTTGAACGTCCTGTTTTTCATGTCGATGCAAACAAGCTGCGTCAAATCCGGTCGAAATGACAGCACGAGTGACGCGGCGATCGTCCGCAGTAGGGCCGACTTCCCGCTTCCGGTTGTGCCCGAGACAAGGACGTGTGCGACCTCTGGCGCAGAGAATCGTGACAGCAACGGAGCGCCATCGTCGGTTAGGCCCAAGAGGGCCGTAGCGAAGGGCAATGGGCCTGCTTCACCCAACAGGTTCATAAGGCTGACGCTTTGCGGGTTCGGATGTGCAAACTCCAAGATGACCCCTTCCTTGCCTTTGTCTATGGTCAGCGTGGGTACTTGCATCGCCAGGGCCAGATCGTCCGAGAGGCGCTTTATCGCGGCATAGCGGATGTGTGGCGCTGGATTCAAGAAGAAACGAATAAGGCGCGGGCCGACAGTGCCGCCAGTGATGCGGCCAGGTGCGCGGTGCGCGGCGAGGACCGCTTCGACGCGATCCGCTTGATATTCGAGATATGGGCGCATTGATCGTGGCATTATTCCCTCCGTATAGAAACTTAGCGAGCTTGGATTCCGTTGCGCGTAAGCAGGTACATAGCCCAATCTGCTTGCGCTTCTTTGACGTGAAAGGTAAGCGTGTCCTCCGTGAAGCCGCGACCCCACAGAGTAACGCCGTATGAGTTGAGCATATCTTCGACTTCTTGACCACTGAAGCCGCAGAAGCGATCTATGGTGATCTTGCGCTGCCGCGTGCCTTCGAGGGTGTGCAGCAGGACGGTCAGTGGTTCAACCCAGTCGAGCTTTGCGAGAAATTCGATGAAGCCCATCGCGTCAGTTGATCTCCGCTCGTCTGCACCAACGCATCACCTTGTCTCTGGTGGCGCGTCCCGTCGCGCTACTGACGTCGGCACCTAGCCCGATTGCCCACTGCAAGACTTCATCCCGCGTCAGCGTGTCGCGTCGTCCGTTGAGTGACGCAAGCCATTTGTCGAACATCGGCTTGTTCAACTGCACTGGCGCTTCATCTGCTGCGGGTGGCGCGTCATCCTGCGTCACTGGCGCTTCATCTGCTGCGGGTGGCGCGTCAGGTGTCGCGGCGACGTAGTTGACTGGCTGCGTCAGTAACGCAATATACTTGTTCCTTTCCCTCTCTTGGAAGGTGCGCTTGTCCTGGTTCCACTTCTCCCAACGCTGTGCGAACGTCATCAGGTAGAATCCGGCTTCCATGCCGTTGGCATAGAAGTCGAAGACGGAGCAGACGAGCAGGACCAGCGGGCCGTATGTCCGTACCAGATTCACCCATTCATGGACAATCGACGTTTGGCGGGCGAAGGGCACAGCAACAACGCCCAACGTCGCAATCATCGAGATGGCCAGGCCGCCGATGTCGAACAGGCGTTCTATCCATCCGTGATCCTCGTTCAGCAGCTTACGAAACACCTCGATAACCACGAAGATCGTCCCGACCTCGCCGCCGATGACCATCATCCATGAGCCAAGCCCATCCGTAGCGGCCTGGATGTCCCTGGCCCTGATAGCCTCGCCGCCATAGATGGCCGCGCCAATAATCCAGACAAAGGCAGGTGAGAATAAGGCCCACATCATGGGATCGCGGAATGGGGTGCGCGGTTCTGGCTTCCAGTATTCAGGCGGCACCCAGTCTCTCAGCTTTTCCTCGATAAAGTCAATTAGCTGCTGTGCAGCTTCGTGTTTTGACACAGTATCCTCCGTGTTGTGTATTTCCCAGGAAATAGTTAGGCGCGGGTTCCGCGCATACGATCTCTGAATAGTTCCGGCAAGCTCCGTTTCTCAGGTGGAATCCAGGGCACGCCCAAAACTTGAAAGAAGTCTGTCTCGTTTGGTAGTGTCAGGGATTCACCATTCCGGTAGACAACGCCTTCAGAGAAGCCGATCTCGATAGGCCGGACGCCGCCAGCCCACGGCGCACTCACGAGCGCGCGCGAAAACTCCGCTGGACCAGTGCGGATAGCCATGATGTAGCCCCAGTTCTTGCTCGTCGCTCCGAAGAGGTCCACGGCCATACCACTGACGCGATGTATCAAGCGCTTGTGGCGCGGGCCGTTAGCTTTGATCTTTGTGTCCCACTTCAAGACGCGACTTTCAAGCAGATCGTTGACTGCCCCTTCGATCATCGCGCCATCCAACGGGAAAAGCGTGCCCGCGCTTTCGATAGGTCCAATCTTCGACTGGAAGACAATCTCGATGTCTCCGACGTCGGGTTCCAGTCTCCGGATGCTGCCGGCGATCTCGATACGTTCACACGCGGGCCGAAGCGCATCGGTCAACAGTTGGGCGATTCTCATGACCCTAGCCAGCTCCATCGCCGTCCCCCTCGTCTAAGGTGAAGATGTTGAGGCTTAGGTCAGTTATGAACCCTGGTAGCCCCACTATCTGGTTGACGTGTTCCTGCTCGATCACAATGCCGCCGCAGTCGAGGGCTTCGACGTCTACGCCGTCACCCGTTTTCCATTCCGTGACTTCCTTTACTGGAATGTGAGGGGCGACCGATAGCTGACCACGGCCAGGATGCCCGAATCGCTTCCAAACTTCACACAGGATGTAAGGTGGTAGATTGGCGACGACTTCATTCCCTTGACCGAGCAAAAAGTTAACTTGCTGGCAAGCGTTTCGAGACAACCACCAAATCATATAAGGTAATCCGTTCTTCATAGTCGATCCCTCCCCTTCTAATTACAAAATAACAGTCTTACAATTTGAATTCCCACCCGCAGGATGGGCAGGTGTGCCATTCGTCGATGATCTCTCCGCACTCTGGGCATTGGTATGGCGCGTTGCGGTCGATATATTGCGCGACGTAGGCGAGTATTGCCGCTGCGATGCAGATCGAGCCCAAGATGATGAACTTGTCCATCACTCAGCCACCCCAGGTAAAGCCTTCATCTTCGAGACGAGGGTGGATAGCGATTCCCATGCCCCTTCCGTGTCGGTGATGGCAATCGCGCGCTCGGCTTCACGAGCTACAACGCGGTTGTACGCTTTGATGAACTCGACGCGCATCGCGTCCTGGTGCCTATTGCGGACAATTCGATACCATTCGAGAAGTTCGACGGTGCGCGTGATAAGCGGGTGCGAAAACTCTGGAAGCTGCCATCCTCCGATGAGTTCCGTGTCCTGAACTTCTGCCCAGGCTTCGATGTCCAACGGTGGCGGGTTGACCTTGATTAGTGCGGCCTCGCGTATTTCTTCGACGGCAGGGAAGAACTTGTAGTGCGCTCCGCACCATAGCACAGCCGCTTCCAGACTTTCAATCGGAATATCGGAGAGCAAGGCCATGTACATCGCGATGGTGGCAACTGTGACCTTGTGCGCGTTCGATGGGAAGCCTGCGGCCAGCATCTTTATGGCCATATAACGTTGTAGTTCGTCATGCGTCAACGTAGGTGACATTTTCCTCTACCCTTTGGACTTGCCTAAGTCCGGTCAGTCGCTCGAACTCCTCGAACGCATTATCGCCCGTTGGCTGTTTCTCCGGTCGATCTTCCCCTGGTATTTCTCCGCGTGCCCAGTAGTCAAGCATCCCCTTCGTGTTGAGTACATTCCAGCCTATGCCGACCCAACCTTCGCAGACCCTTTCCCATAGGTCGAGGGCTACTGGCTGCTCTCCGACCGTATCAGCGACTTTCTGACGCCATTCTCCGCGAGGATAGTAATGCGTCTGCTCACGAAAGATCGCTACGGCCGGATGCTGATTCACTGACAGCTTACTCTCGATATGGTCAATTAGGGTGCTGCGCGGCTTCTCGCGTCCCTGCTCCGCTTCGAGGATGGCGAAATACTCTGCCCGCCTGAACTTCATTTTTTTGATAGCCTTTACAGAAAGATCGAATTGATTCGGTAGGCAGTCAGGGGGGCGCACTTGTGCGCCTTCTCCCTCTCCATCTTCTTCATGTTCAGTGGTATTCTTAGAAGGGATATTCTTTGGTTCACCTGGTGAACGCATTGCGTTCACGTCCTGAACCCTGCCATTTTTTGCGTTCACGTCCTGAACGCTATCACTTGCGTTCACCTGGTGAACGCTATAGCGTTCGTGATTCTCGCGCCAGATGTCCGCGATCGTGATATGGTGCGAGATACCGCCAGGGGCAGCTTGCTCCGCGATGACGATCAGCCCGCGCTGTTCGAGGCTTTGCTTTGCCTGAGATACTTTACCCACGCTCATGTTACAGGCTGCGGCGAGGGTGCGCGTAGTCTGCCAGCACTTGCCGTGTTCTCCGGCGACACGCCGCAGATGGCAGTACAGGCGATGCTCGTAGACATCCAGGCCCATATCATCAATGAGGTGCGGAAGCATCTGGAAGTGCGTGCGCGGACTTTCCTCTAAAACGATCTCGTTATTCATAGCGGGTTCCTAGTCTGCTGGCGTCTCCAACATCTTCAGCACGAGTTGGCGCGTCAGTTCAGCGTCCGCTTGGGCGCGGTGGGGCTGCATCCCTTCGGGAAGCCCAGTGACAGACATCGCGGCACAGGCCGTGGTCAGCTTGTAGTTGCGCCTGCCGCCGCGATACATCGCGTAGGCGCGCATCGCACAATGGAAGTCGCAATCCAAGAGCGTGAGGTCCAGGTCGAAGGCGTGCGCGGTTTGGGCGATCATCCGCATATCGAAGTTGGCGTTGTAAGCAATGACCTTCTTACCATTCAGGACGCGGATAAGCTCAGGCCAGATGGTGGGGAAGAGTGGGGCAGCATCTAGCTCCGATGGGCCGATGCGATGGACTTCATAGGCGCGCTGAGTCATTGCGATGGTGGGGTTCAGCAGGGATTGTAAGATCAGATTGCCGGTCATGTCGATGATGGCGATCTCTACGATCTGGTCCATATTGCCTAGTCCGGTCGTCTCGGTGTCGAGGACCAGTGCTTCGGTGAGGTCTAGCTTCTGTATCATTCCCAAGTCCTTCGTGTAGCGGTTTGCTGCGTGCTTGCCTTGCCCTAAGCGCTTGTTTTCAGCGATATGATCGAGTAGGCTTGTCCGGTCGATGGCCCAGGCTGTACCAAACCTATCCGCTTTTAGAACGCCCGTTCTAGCTAGGCGTCTGATATTGTGCGTGGTGTAGCCTGCAAGCTCTGCCGCGAGTTTTACGGTAATTGAGTCTGGATTCATGGACATTGCTCCTATGGTCATAAGCACCCCTTTCATAAGAATGAAAAAACCCTGCTCCAATAGGCAGGGTGTAAAGTGCTCAGGTAACGCCGCCTATCTCGGCTAAGTCTGTGACCTTCGATGAGTGTCCGGCTGCATCGAGGTATTACGATTCGGTATGTACTCATTCTACAGGAAAACAGAAGCGTTGTCAAGCATTTCGCGAAAAGTCATCTCGAAAAGGCCATGCCTGGATCGCGCTTTTTATAGAACATACATTCTATTGACACGAAATGTGACCCATGCTATAATATAGGTAGTACCCTTACGTAATAACTTTAACAGAAAAAACAGTCACGATCAGGTCCGGCAACCTAATCGTGACTTTCCCCACAACCGAGATAGGCGGGTGTAGGTAAGATCATTGTAACATCTTATTCAACCCTCGCAAAATCATCGGCGGGGGTTTTTTCATAATTCAAAACGGAGGTAAAGGTATGTTCAGAGACGAAGTTCCCTTGTTGCAAGAGGCGCTTACTGCTCACGGGCCGGAAGAGCAGATCGCCGCGACGGTGGAGGCATTACTGCCTCAGTATGAAGATCGGTTACGGTTGTTCTATCGGGACAATCCGCCGACGGTCTTCCCGCTCAATGTCAACTGCTGGTTGTTCAGCGAGCTTATCTATCGCTTTGGTCCGCCCGAAGTATTGGGGCGAGCCTCAGCGATTGCCCGCAGAATGGACGCGGTGCATGACCCGATTCGGTTGGCGGTGGCGGCATGACGAAGAAGGTCTACACGAGCCTTGAGGATATGCAGGCGAAGGGAGAGGCGCAGTTGTCTCACGCACGCCAGCAAGAGGAAGCGCGTCAGGCCGCAGTAGAACAGGCGCGAGTGGACGAAGCTGCCGATCGCGTTCGAGCGTTCCAAGATGCTTTGAAGGCGATCGTTCCTGACCCTTTGTTGCCCTTGTTGGCCTATGATCGAACTCCGCTCATTGACCATGAGAGAGGGCAGATCTGGGTGCAGTTCAAGATCGAGGACTTGCCCCTGCTTTGGGCCAGCTTCCGATTCTGGAAAGATGGTCAAGATACTGCCGTAAGATTCGAGTCTCTCCTACTTGCGGCTATCGCGCTGGCGACGGACTTCGAGGGTAAGTATCGGGTGGACATCTACGAGCCGGAAGGACATCTCGAAGATGGATGGTATCACGTTCAGGATGATGGCGTCACCCACTTGTATACGTCTCGAAAGTCGAACAGCGAGGAGTGGGCTTCGATGGTGGCACTGGCCTATGAGCGCATTGACCTCTACGGAGAGCTTGAAGGACTGGCCGCAGTTATGGAATCCGACGCGGTTAATGAAGCGGCTATGCCCGAGACGGTTGAAGTTGAGGCTACAGAGTCCGATGCAGAGGAAGAGCCGTTCTATCAGATTGTGGAGTCTTCTTCTCCTGGCGTTGTGGTCGAGGTCGTCTCGGTGCTGATGGAAAAGGGCTGGCGGCTAGCTGGTAACTTGTGTGTCTCCCCCTTCGACGATGGTCGCTTCCTTTACTCTCAGCCGATGGAACGTGATTAGATGAACATCCAGGTCGCTGATACTGACTGCACGCCACCAGTCATCATCGGTAAGCGGTGCGTTGAGTTCTGCGATGGCGATCGTTGCTATTGGGTGTATCTAGCCCCTGGTAAGCCTGTTCCCGAAACTTGGGAGCAGGCACAGGCCGTCGATGGCGCAGTGAACACGGATGCCCGATGTCCCTCAAACTGGACAATCGTTGCATCGTTTCAACGGAACACAGTCCGGTGCGTGAGGCTGACTGCCGATCGCGGGACGTGCTATGTTCCTATCCGGTACGGCGCTCCGGTGCCGACCACTTTAGCGGAGTTGGGAGACGTGGCGGCTGCTCGTGGTGAGTGGTCGCCCGTTGGAATCGTTGTAGGTCATATTGATGTATCGGGGGCTGCCGATGGGAAGAAAACTGACTGAAGAAGAAAAGATGTGGAGGCGCAAGGAACGCCAGTATCCGGTTGCGGTATTTCAACTGGTGGCGCGTACTTATATGCCCTGGAAGCTATTCGAGGATTTTGTTGCGAGGCCGTGGGCAGGATTAGGGAAAGAAGAGTTGTCGTTACTTGAGGCCAAACAGCCTACTGGCTGGTCTGGTAGTTTGCCGTCAGCAAATCCAGAATCTATCAGTGAGTGGATGCTGGAAAACGATCTCAAGATCGTGGACATCAAGGCGAAGAAGTATTACGGCCCTGGAGCTTGGCAGGGCAAGTATGTCGTCAAGATTGGGCGTGCGGGCGAATGGCCGCTTACGCCGTGGGAGATGGCGCTGGAAGATCGTCCTGAGCCATTGGGTGACATTCCGTTCTAGGAGAGGAAGGAGAAAGTTATGCCGTTCAATAAAATGGTGAAGACCGACTATCCCCCGCGCTTGTGGGGGTTAGTCGGGTATCCAGGTGGAGGGAAAACCACCTTTGCGATGCGGATGCGGAGTCCGATTCTGCCGATCGATGCAGATCATCGCTTCCGTGAAGTGCTCGATGTGACCGATGCGCTTGTCTATGAATTGAGCGACAATCCCGCCGACCACGTTGACACAGATCGCATCGCCCAACTGCTCATGGCCAATATGCCAGGGAGTGGGGTGCGGACAATCGTCACGGACAGCCTGACGGCCATCATCAAACCGCTGGTAGTCGAAGGGATGCAGGCGCACAAAACTGGGCGCGAAAAGAATCTCGCCGCTGCATTTGCACCAAAGGCTATCGCGATGGCGCAGTTGCAGGATGTGGTTACGCGGTGGGGTACGGATGTACTCTGGATTTACCATCTCAACGATGGGCGCGATGGTCAGGGCGAGAAGGAAACGCGCGCGACGGTGAGTAAGACTGAGTTGGTGCGCTTGCTCCGCTGCTTGAACTTGAAGCTGCAAATCGTCAAGCGTGCCGATGACGTGCGCGGTATCAAGGTCGTATGGGCGCGACGTGGGCGCACGTTTCCGGAAGTGCCCATCCTGTGGGACGATTCTGGTACGTGGCTGGATATGCCTGAGAAGATCGAGCACGCCGTTTATGACGGCCTGACCGAAGAAGAACGCGATGCACTTCAAGAGGCTATCCCGACTTCGTTCAATGACGACGCCGAGGCCATCGAGTGGGGCTTTGATCGCGGTAAGTTCAAGGCGATTCAGCACGCACGCAACGCATACGAGGAAGTTGCCCGTGAAAGCGGAATGAAGGGCGTAGAGTTACACGCGCTCTGGATTGACAATGTGCTGGCGCGGCCTGACATCATCGACCCGCCGCCAGATGAAGAAAGCGAGGTGATCGAAGACGTCTCTGATCTGGATAACTACTTCCCGCGAGAGGATGCGGAAGGCGTCACTCCGCAGGCCGATGAAGTTCAAGAGCCGGTGCCAGGTCCAACGGAATTTTGGACGCGGGTACGGCAGTTGAAGGGGGCCGGACGGGTGTCGCCAGATGTAGAAAAGCACCCGCCAGTCTCTACAGAGATAACGGCGGCAAAGGCGTCCGGCGATTGGAGCAAGGCGCTGGCCGCGTTGTCTACACAGATACGAGGATAGAGGTGTTGGCCGACTACCGAGGTCGGTTTCATGGGGAGGGTGGCAGCTTTGCCACCTTCCCGCATTTCAATATTTCCCAGGAAATAACACGAGGTGAAAGGGCTATGTTTAGAATTCCGTTGAAAAGGATTGAAGACAATCCTTACCAGACGCGCATGGTGTATGGCGACCTAACCGAGTTGAGGGACGCGATACTCGAATTGCGCGAAGTCTTACCAGAGACAAGCGGGCTGATCCAGGTGCCTCCCGCTCGAATCGTCCTTGACGGCGAAGTGATCATCGTGTCAGGGGTAGACGAAGACTGGAATGAGTTTTTGCGGGCGCACGAAAAGGCAATGGTGCAGATCAGTGTCGGCCATCGTCGTCTGCGGGCCTTCATGGAGATAGCGCAGAGCAACGCGCATTACGAGACTTTTCCGGTTGAGCTGCGGATGTTGAGTGATAGCGATATGGCAGACATCGCATGGGCCGAAAACGAGAAGCGCGACGGTATCAGTGACATCGAACGGGCCGTCGCCCTGGATCGCGCAATCACCGACTTTAAGTTGAGTCAAACGAAGATCGGTGAACGGTGGGGGTTGTCGCAGAGTGCGGTCGCAAATCTTATCCGCTTGCTTCGTCTTCCGGTGAAGGTGCAAGGGCTGATCCGCGATGGCGATATTACAGGCCGCCACGGTCGGGCGCTGCTGCCCCTGGTCGATATGGACGAGAAGTGGCAAGTCTTCCTCAGCATCCTGGGCACTGGCGTCCCTGGTCAGTATCGAACGGTGAAGGAATTGAGCGCCGCCGTCGCAAGGCACGTCCGTGAAAACACGTATAGCCTGACCCCTGACGACGTGGGCTTCGATGCGAAGTGGGACGCCTGTGAGAAGGACACGCGGATATGTGAAGGTTGCAAAGATCACGTCAAGATTGGGCGCGAGTGGCGTTGTACTGACCTGCGCTGCCGGCAAGCCAAAATCCGCAAGCACAAGATCGTGATACAAGGTCCGCAGAAGGCGAAGCAGACTTATGAGCTGCTACGCGACAAGCTGAACGATACTTGGCTGCTGGTCGATAAGCCGCAGGCGTGGGCGCAATGTTCAGGATGCAATCGGGCCTATCGTGACATGGTATCAACGTCGAGCGAGGCAACGGGCTGGTTACAGAGCGAGCGGATGATGAAGGCGATCTGCCCTGACTGCCGCGAGCGTGCTGGCGGACTTGAGCCGACAGAATTCCAGACCGAAGAGACCGTCGAGGAAGCAGAGATCGCGGGCGCACCCACGGTTCTAGCTCAAACGGGCGACACGACGCCGCCAGCCGCTACCGTCCAGGTGTCTGCTCACACGCGGGCAAAGCCAACTATCGTACTCCCGCCGCCGACACCAAAGCCTCACGTCCCTGGTCCGGTGCGCGTAACCTTGCTGATTATGCCTGGTACTGATCTCCGCGAGCGCGACGTCCAGGGTTCGATTGGCGAGACTGGCCCCACAGCGTTCAAGAGTGGCAAGTTCGATCGTATCGAGTGGCTGCTGACAGAATTGCTCGAAGGGTACTTCCCTGAACTGGTGCAGGGAACGAAGGCGGCAGACGATGACGAAGCCGAGTGAGTTGGGGATTCCCTTCGATGTGGGTGACTATGTGCGGTATGGTGAAATGGTAGGGCAGGTGCGCTTCTTCTCTACCGACTATCAGACGGCTTTTGTAAAGCCCGTCGATAACGGCAAGATGCAACGCTTGTCCGTGAACGTTCTACTACTAGTGGAGGTGCAGACAGATGGCGACGAAGTATAAGTATCAGGATTATGAGTACGTTGACGAAAACGACGAGTTGACCGTAGAAGAGGTTCGGCGGCAGTTGACGCCACACTTCGCGGAAGTTGCTGCGGCCACGGTGAAGAAGTCGAAGGACGGAGATTTGAATGTTGTGACCTTCGTTAAGAAAGCGACTACGAAGGGGAGCGATGAACAGCACTGATATAGTTGCTCGTCTTGAAGACTTACAGCCTCTACACATGGAGGCTGTAAGTCAACTTATGGCGCTGGTCAAGTTCAAGCACGACGCTACACAACTAGCCGCCGTGATACAACAACTCGAACAGCATAGCAATGAACTGACGACACACGTCATCAAATCAGGGGAGGTCGTAGAGCGATGCTTGGCATTATCAGCCAAACCCAGCCGCCTGCCGCCAGGGTTCTGAAACTACGCACCTTCAAGCGGCTGCTCGATAGATACCGCTTGTTGAGCTATAGTACGATGATCGGTGCGGTCGATGATGGGTATCTATCCGCATATCGAAACGCGCGCAGGTTGTATGGTCAAATCTTCCCTGAAAGTCGCAAGCCAACAGGTGGGCCGTATGACGTAGAGGTGCAACTGTTAGGCCGGATTCATAACGAGCTTTTTCCGGTTGATCTCGAAGCGTATGACGAAGTTGTGTGGGGAGGCGAGACGTTTGCATTGTGGCTTCCGATCTGGCCTGAGTCTTATGGTATACCGTGGGAAGTGTGTCCGGTGCATCATGTCGAAGACCACTACGCACCGATCGGTGCAGCGGCGATCTCTGGGCTACAGCCTGAATACGAGCACATGCAGGCATACGCAGACGAACGCTACAACGATGCCCTGGGGTGGCTGGCGCGTAAGGGATTCACGCAGTACAAGGTAGTGACTGACCAGAGCCGCATCTTCGAGCAGTTGAACGCGCTGCCGGTCCCTTTCAATGGGATGGCAGTTGCTTATCAGTGCTTCACGCGGGCCTCTGGCAATTCCTTCATCGACAACGTTCCCGCGATGTGGGATGGCGAATACGAGGATTGGGAAACACGCAATGGCTGGACCGCTTGGGCCGTCGAGATGTATGCGCTCGACTATCGGGCCGCGAAACCAAAACTTGCCCAGTTGCAGGCATACATCGACTGGTTCAAGGGCAAGGATGCAGTACAGGCAACAATGAAGGTCTTGGAGCTGATCGGGCCGATCTTCCATCTCGCTCCAATGGCTGACCACATAGTGAAGTTGGAGAGTGCAGAGACATGACAGACGAAAACACGAACACAGAACACGTAAACGTTTATGATGCCTATAGTGCGCTTGAGATTGCGCTGAATGGCGATGCGGCATTATCAGACGCGAGCTATCAGAAAATCCAGGGCCGCGTTGATTTGTACGAAGAAACGATCATCCTGACGAAGTTCGAGCGCGGCGAGGCCGTGAGTGCTTACGAGATCAGTCCCGAAGCGCTGGCCGTGGCGTTCTCTGGTCTGCCGTTGACCAGCGGCCTACTTCCCGCCGATTGCCTGTTCTACAGGCGCGAGGATGGCGAGGAGTCCATCGGTATCTACGTGCCCCCGCAGAGACGCAAAATGAATGTCAAGTCAGAGGGATTCCCTGATGTTTTTGATATCGTCCTTCCTGGTTTGGTGTTTGCAGGTAAGGGGTACGACTATTGGCTGTGGGCCGTCGCAAAGCGCCCGACGACTGAGGGTGACGATCTGTTTCACGCGCCCTTGCCCAACGTCGCAGAGACAGGGCGCATCTGTTGGGGAAACACTGACCAGCCTTTGTGCAGTCGCACGACGATTCACGCGGCGCTGGCGCTGTTCTTCGAGAGCGTCTTCAATCTGGATTTTGCAAATGGTAAATCACGAGCGCATCCTGACAACGTGCTCCGGCAATGGCAAGCCTTGTCTGGAGCTGAAGCCTATCCGGTTGACGATCTTCTGATGAAGGCGAAGGTAGGTGAGGTATGTTGAAGATAAGGAATCCGGCAGGGTACATCATCCATTCTGGACATGAGCCGGATTTTGGCGACGGCCATACTTACCACTACGTGATGGCCGGTAACGGGGTTTTCAAGGTCGCTCGTAACGCCTATCTGCTGGCGATCGTCCCCCTGGCGACGTGTAAGATCGTGGGACTGCCGCTCTTGAGGCCAAAGGTCCAACTGAGGAAAGGGGAATTGCCGGCATACTTGCTCGATTCGATCTTGCACGATGCTCGATCGGTGGCGACAGCATCTCCGAAAGAGGCGCTTTACCATATCCGCATGGATGGGTTGAACGCGAGAATAGTAAGGCCGCGTCAGAATGTTGGAGAAACCCATGCTGTGTGCGTCGGTGATGGTGGCGCGGATGTGATCATGGACATCCATAGCCACTGCGACGGCGCGGCGAATTTCAGTCCTATAGACGATCGTGACGAGGTAGGGTTCCGCTTGTATGGAGTGATTGGCACCATCTTCACCCGACCACAGATACAGTTGCGCGTAGGCGTTTATGGTGACTTCTGGACCGTACCCCTTGAAATGTTGTTTTTCGGTAAGACAAAACTCGCGGAGGTAAAGAGGCGATGAAGGGTGTGCAAGAATACTTTGGGGAAGGCTGGCGCCAGGTGGACGCGATACACTTGGACAACATCGACACGCGCAGAGACATCGCGGGCGAAAAGGTTGGGCCGTTCAGCATGGCCGTGAAAGCAGTGCTCCGGTCACTGTGTCGGATTGACGGCGATGGCTACCTGAAAACGAAGAGGGCAGGGACGTACAAGCAGTTGCGGGCAGGGATGTTCACGCTGGCCGACGTCTTCGCGGAAGTCGTCAGGTATCGCAACGGGAAGTACATCTATGGATTCAGTGTTAAGTCTCACGATCTACTTGACGACTGGTTCTTCGTCGAGGGTGATGGAGACAAGCCTAAGACGCTGCCTACGTCTATCGCTGAGGATGTCTATCGGGCGCTGGATGAAATTGGCCGTTTGGCCGTGGTGATGCTGGCAACGCCGCCACAAGACCGGATGCCCACGGTGCAACGGGCGAGCCTGCAACTGGTCAAGATGTATGCAGAGGCAGGAAAGGCGATGATGGTCGGAGAGGCCGGACGTCTCGAACTTTCAGGGGAGGCAATTCGTGGAGATTAAGCTAACAACTCAGAGACTACGCAGGATTATGGTGGGCGAGATCGAGCAGGTCAAGATCGTGCTGGTCGGCTGTGGGGGTACGGGTTCATTCGTCGCGCTGCACCTGGCGCGTCTCGCATATCACGCCCACGAGCAACGGCAGTTGCCTGTAAGCCTGACCTTTATTGACCCTGACATCGTAGAGCACAAGAACATCGGTCGTCAGAATTTCTCACCCGTCGAGATAGGTGCGGCAAAGGCGTGGACCCTGATGCGGAGATACAACGCCGCATTCGGTTTGCAGATCAAGGCTATCGTCGATGGCGTTGAAAACTACACGCAGATGTATCGCAATAACGGGAAGGATTTGTGCATCGTCGTTGGGTGCGTGGACAATGCCGCCGCACGCAGGAGCATCGCGAGTCGCGCGCCAGCATATCAGTTCTGGTGGCTGGATTGCGGAAACGCGGAACACGCTGGCCAAGTGCTGCTTGGCAATCGGTATGATCTCGAAAAACCAGAACTCACGCTGGATTTTTGCTCGGGTTTACCACTGCCTTCCATCCAACATCCTGAGTTGCTGGTCGATGACCCTGTAGAGAAGATGGCCGAAAGTTGCGCGGAGTTGACCCTACGCGATGCCCAGAGCCTAATGGTCAACCAGGCCGTGGCTACCTTCGCTTCGCAATACCTGTATCGCCTGATTTTGAGTCAGGACTTGGACATCTATGCAACGTACTTCGATCTGGTTAGTGGTTCGGCGCGTAGTTTGCCGATCTTGACCGAAGAACAGGAGGAAAATCGTGATTAAGTGGACGTGTGAATGGTGCGAGCCGTCGAAGTTTGTGGTACTCAGGCCGGAATGGTGTCAGTATCGCTTCTGTGAGGTGCATAAGTGCATGACTTGGCACTGGCCGAAGATTGACATCGGGTTTCAGCTTGAGACTTTTGAGGATGTAATGACGGTACGGCCGTCTACTGGAACGACTGACGTGGCCACCGATGGCGATGACATCCTCGCGGCCATCAAAGCAGCGAAGGCGAAGATCGCGGAGTTCGGACCGGCCCCCACAATGATGTGGGTGGTCAAAATGCCCAACGTCGTCGACTGGCTGGAGTCTTTGCCTACGCCTTACCAAAGGTACGATCCGCACCTTGTCCCTCTGATGGTCGTCCGCAATGATGCAGAGGTCGAGAGTATGCACTGCCCGTTTTCGGACCCAGGCGTCTACGTTATGATGGCGGATGGTACAATCGAGGTCTATCTACGAGATGACAGCTAAACGGGGCAGATCCCGCGCGCGCCAGGTATTTCCCAGGAAATACTTGGCGCGGTGCTTTTGGCCCTTGCGAATGGTTAGAGTTTTCACTATAATTGAAGTATGATCTCGATACGTGACGCGGTGAAGATTGTGTTGAAGAAGCTCACGGAGTTGAGCGAGTCCGGCCACTGGGGAGAAGTCACCTTCAGGGTTTCACTCAAGGGTGGCGACCTTCAGGAATTGACCGTGACAACTGACACACGCTACAGAAGCCCCCCACCGTCCACAGGCGAGACTTGACATAACATGAAACGCCTGACTGAGACTTAGTTTCCGAGGCTGGTCAACTGTGACCAGCTATTTTTTTTTGCCATAGAAAGGAGTTTGACTATGATTCGCCGTTTGTTCGTAAGTGTGATCGTCATCCTCGCGCTGTTCATCTTTCCTGCTGTGTTGTTGGCGCAGTCCGGTGACATCCCTCCGATTCCAATAGACACGCCCTCTCTGGTTGAAGTGTTGGGGATGTTTGCGGGTGGCGCGGGTACTGGTTTTGTCCTCGCCTTCCTCTTTGAGAAATTTCCAAAGTTCACGGAGTTGCCGAAGAAAAAGAAGGCCTGGATCGTGTTCGGCTGTAGTATCGGGCTGCCGTTGCTGGCAGAGATCGCGCTTCAGCTCGTCCCGCCCGATGTGTGGCTACGGATTGAACCCTACTGGCAGGCATTGGCCAAAGGCTTCCTCACCTGGGCTGCATCGCAGGCGGCTTACAAGGGTATCATCAAACCGCGTAAGTGGGGTGAGCTTGAGGCATTGCCTGAGCCAGTCATCGAGGAACGCACCATAGGCGAGTAACGTGACGCAAGCTCCAGTCCCACCTTCATTTGACCCTATGACGGTGATCCTTGACCACTTGCGGCAGATAAGCGCAGAGGCCAAACTGATACCGCAAATCCTGGCGCGGCTGGATTCGCTGGCCGAAGAACAGTCACGCCTACAGAAACGCGACGACGAGCAGCAGCAGCTTATTGACGATCTGCGCTTCAAGTGCTCAGAGTTCGGAGCGTCCGTGTCGATCTTGAGCACCGATGTTCATGACGCGACACGCGACGTCAAGGACTTGCGGGCTGATTTTTCCACGTTTAAGGAAGGTCGGACCGCAATCCTCTCCGAGTGGGAACCGTGGCTGAAAGGATTACGGTGGACTGTCAGAATAATAGGCGCTGCCCTCGTCGTCGCGCTGGCCGGCGCACTGATCTGGGCGCTATCGGAAAGCGGTGCTGGATTGCCATAGGCTGGACCGTCCTCGTCCTGGCAGGGTTGTTTAGCTGGTTGTTTTGGTTGTGGGTGCTGGTCGCCTGGATTCGGGCCGGATGCCCGATGTAATTGGATATCGTAAAACCGGAAAGGTAGACATGATCTATCTTTCCGGTTTTTCCTTTATATACACACACGAGCGCATTGACGCCTGAATTATGGGCAAAAAATGTATTCTAAATGTGTAGTACCAATCTACTATGTACAAAATAAGTTGCATCTGCTATAATTAAAGTAGACATTCATATACTAAATTTAAGGGGAGATACAGAGATGAAAAACACAGGCGCAGACAATTTTCGGGCATCGGACGTTCTTGGCGATTGGGAAGTCGAGATCGCTGGCGCGATTCATATCCTGCAACTACTTCGACATGACATTGAAAAGGTAGAGGCGACACACGGCCCGCTCACGGAAGAACGGATTGAATTTCTTCGAGAGCAGCTAAAACGCTCGGGACTTGACCAGTGGATGAGGGGCAGCGAAATTGGATTCAAAAAACTGATGGATATTTTCGCTGGTCGCGGATTATAAGCCGAAACTGCGGGCGCAGGCCCGCAGTCAGGATAGGATGACAACCTATCCTCTGACGAGGGCTAGTCAGTAATCCAAAAAAACCAAAACACGGAGGTTATCACGATGACGACAGATACTTTGACTGCTTTTGAGATGTTTAGCACTGAGAACGCGAAGATGGCGCTGGCGCTGACTTTGCGGGAGATGGATTCGGAAGGGATTGGCGACGAGGTTTTGACGCCGCTGGTCGCTTGGGAGTGGCTGCTATCAGACATCGAGGATTTTGGGCACGATTCAAAATCTGCGCTCACGATGGCAGACGCGACCTTCGATAATTGGATGCACGCGATCGAGGCCGGTGACGAAGGGTATATCCGAGACGCCCAAGAATTGCTCGAACGATTCGGGTGGAATTAGTGCGAATTCAAAGAGCCGAAACTGCGGACGCGAGTCCGCAGTCAGGATAGGATGACAACCTATTCTCTGACGATGGCAAGTCAGTAAATCTAAACACGGAGGTAAAAACACGATGACATTAGAAACGGTGCAGGAAGTTCCAGTCTCGCAGATCATCCCTGGCGACAATGATCGCGAGAGATTCGACAAAAACAGCATCGCGGAATTGGCTGAGAGTATTCGCAAGCATGGACTTGCCCAGCCGATCACGGTGCGCCCTTTTGGTGCTGGATTCCAGATCGTAGCCGGTGAACGGCGCTGGCGCGCACACAAGCTGCTGAAGGCCGAAACCATTCCGGCGCTGGTGCGCGATATGGACGATGAACGGGCAAGTGGGGTGATGTTGCTCGAAAACATCCAACGGGCCGAATTGAATCCGATCGAAGAGGCGCAGGCGTACCAGAAACGGATTGACCGATTTGGTTGGGACGTCAGCAGGCTGGCGATTGAGGCGAGTGTGCCAATTCAACGGATTCGATTGCGCCTCGCCCTTCTCGAAACGGTGCCAGAAGCGCAGAAGCTAGTACGCGATGGACAGATGGGCATCAAGTACGCATACGCGCTCAAGGACTTGGATAGCAATCGTCAGAGAATCGCGCTGCGGTACATCGCGACCACGGCGAAGCCGCGTATCAAGGAATTCCGACAACTGTGCAGCAAGCTCCTCGAAGAGCAGGCACAAGAGGCTATGTTCGATATGGCCGCATTTATGACGACGGTGGTCGATACGAGGAAAGCCGAGGAAGAGGCGCGGCCAGAACGTATCATCCCCACTAACGATGATCTCCCAGGAATGAGGAAGGCCAACAACGTAGCATTGGCGTTAGAGCGGTACATCCGCGACCTGGTTGACGCTGGACTGCAAGATGAGGCGCGGGTAGTCGGGAGTGTATATCGCGGGCTGTTACAACATCACATTATTCACTTCCCCAAAGGTCCGAGTCCTTTGATCTATGGGGAAACAAAGTGAAGCGCGAGGCGGGCTGTCCTCGCGCTTCGGTCTGCAACACGGAGGTGCTACAGAGACACCTCCAGTATATCACAAATCGGAGGTAGTTACAATGAACGCGAACGAATACGAAGCATGGCGTCAGGTCACATTAAGCAGTATTGCAAATTGGGTGTTGGATGAAATTCAGTTGCACAATCGAGGGACGTACTTCTTTTACAAGGGTGGCGAGGATGGTAACTATATCGAGGTCCGCAAGGATGGCACTGCCACGATCGGTACGTATGAGGGGGCCATCCCGCATATAGGCGAAGCGGTATTCCAGGTCGTCCACACGAATAAGGTTGCAGAGACAGCAGACGCGGCGCTGGCCGTGATCGTGCAAAAAATGGGACTAGATTTTCTCTTGAATCTCACAGGCGTTAAATTTTAGAGGGCTGCTAAAATGTTGGTACGAGAATATCCAAAGGAAGAAAGACCAGTGAATCGGGTATGCGAGGCAGGGGCGATGGCGGTATCAGGCACCGAACTTCTCGCGAGCATTTTGGGAACGGGTAACGCGATGGACACGGCAATCACGTTGATGAAGGAATTCGGCGGGCTGGCGCAGATCGCGACGGCAGAGGTCGCTCAACTGACAGCGGTGCATGGGGTTGGAAAGGCGCAGGCCGCTAGAATTAAGGCCGCACTTGAATTGGGGCGCAGGGTGCTTGAGTCGCAGATGGGCGAGAAGTATCATATTCGCTCACCAGGTGACGCGGCAAACCTTCTTATGGGATACATTGGGCGCGAGGAGCAAGAGTGTTTTGTAGTGCTCTACCTGGACACGCGCAATCGAATTGTCGAACGTGAGATTTTGTATAGGGGCACGCTCAATACTTCGATTGTCCGCATCGCAGAGGTATTCAGGGGCGCGGTGCGCAGAAACGTGAAGAGTATCATCGTTGGACATAACCATCCTTCAGGCGATGCGAATCCATCACCCGAAGACGTCGCACTGACCAGGCGCTTAGTGCAGGCAGGGATTACTATGGAAATTGACGTGCTCGATCATGTCATAGTTGGACACGCGACCTTCGTGAGTCTACGCGAACGGGCGCTAGGGTTCGAGGATTTGTAAGATGGGAAACGTAACTGAGATTTGCAAGGATGTGACACGCACTACGAATTTTGGCCAGGTACTTAGTGAAGCCGCTGGCACAGTACCTTATGGCAGGGCCGTCAAGGTGATCTTGACGGCCCCAGAGACAGGGCGATCGCTCACGCTCTACGCGGTACGTCCAGGGAAGATGCGGCGGCTGGTTGTTTCTCAGCCAGTCATCAGGTACGGAGCGCAATGGTGGAAGTTTGGTTCGTATGGCAAGGGTGGAGACTATTACTTTGACAGCACCGAGCCAGAGGCGCTTTTGATCGAACGAGGCATGGCGCGTGAAACTGGATTCATACTCACGGAAGTACAGGCCGAAACGAGTCGCGAGTAATCGCGCTCGTCTGGGTAGGGTGATGCCTGCTCACTGACGATGGCAGTCAGAAACCAAAAACACGGAGGTATTTGTCAAATGAAACGGGTAAGAGTTCGAGAGTTGGGGCTGTTCGTGATCATGGCTATATGGCTTGTCGCTTGTGGAGGCGGCGACAGCGATAGCAAGGGCGTCGGGATTCCGACGAAGTTCGGGAAGTGCCGTGAAACGTACTCCCTGGAATACTGTCAAGAAAACTACGGAGGCAAATAGGGATGGAAGCGAAGGTACTACAGTTCAGGCTGCGGCATAAGGGCGACTATACACTTTGGGAGAAGATTGGCGTACATCAACAGTTGGAAGTCTACGAGCGGTATAGTGCTCGCACGATCGCCATTACGATCTTCATGGAGAATCCTACGGTTGACGAAATTCGGTGGGATTTTGACAAGGGTGGATCTGGCAACTATCTCACGCGCGAGGGCGCGAAAGATGCCATCCATACCGCACTGATGCAGGCCGCTGGATTCTACGCCAGCGACACGATAAAAGATCGCGTGATGCAGGACGTCACACGCGCCACGATCGCGGCGCACACGAAGGCGACTGTGACCTTCGTCGCTCTCCAATACGAGGAAGATGAAGTCCGGTCCGTATGGTTCACGGAATCTGAGTTGCGAGTAGGATGGGCGCAGGACATCAGCACGAGTGATGTGGTCTGGTGCAGTGCTGAGGGATTCTACCCTGAGTTTTACGAGCAGGTGGTCTAAGATGACTATCATAATCTGCAAGATCAGGCACGCCGGCGAATTTGTCGATTGGGAGAAATTGGAGATCGCAGGAAGGTTTGATGTAGCAAGCGAGCAGGAGGCCGACGCGCAAGCGCGTCGGCTGCTTCTTCAAACTCCGATGGCCGTAAGGGTAGCGTGGCAATTCGAGGGGCTTATCAACTGGACGTATCTGGAACGCAACATGGTCGAGCAGCAACGGCTGAAGGAATTGGAGGGCGAGGTACAGCAGTGGCGCGCGCAGATATGGCTGGCATCGAAGGCGCTGGAGGTTTTTCAGAGAAAGATCACGCAATGGGGCTTTTCGCAGTACGTTGTGTCTGAGGCTGACTTTCGAGCTGCGCTAAAAGACTTGTCAGACGTCGGGCTAGAAGGATGGTTCGACGGCAATCCGCAGGACATAGACAAACTCTATGATTTGTTGGTTGAGGGTGCGTACATTCCAGAGCCGGAACGCTCACTAGTAGAACGTGTGTTCGGCAAGCTGGCTGACAGCGAAGAAGATGACGAGTACATCGAGGCGCAGGCCGAAGACTACGGCGAAGGCTTCGGAATGGCCAACTATAACGCCGAGCAATGTATTCTAAATGTGTAGTACGATTCTACTATGTACAAAATAGGTTGCATCTGCTATAATTAAAGTAGAGACCGATCTATCAAAATACACGGAGGATACGAGATGTCAGAACCGAAGTTGACGGGCAAAATGACGCCAGAAGAATTCTTGAGGGATTGCGGCGCGAGCGAGATGGCGATTCGATTCACACGCCGCCAGGTGAAGGTGGTCGCAGTGTGGGCCGATCAACGCGATAAATTCCTAGCCAGGGCGCGGGTGCGGGCGATGGTCGGGAAGAAAGAAATTGAATACCGCTGGAAAAACGGCGCGCATCAATTCATTTTCGCTGGAACGCGCAGAGGTACGAAAACTAAGGTGGTGCGCTTTTCGATCTATCCTACCCTGGAATCCGATCTGCAACGGGAAACGGTCTTCCAGGGGGCGCTCGATCTTTTCAAGGAAATTGCGGCGCTCGAAGAACAGTATGGCGCAATGAGAGTCTAAGCCGAAACTAGGGGATGATCTTCATCCCCTAGTCTGGGTAGGGTGATGCCTACTCACTGACGATGGCAGTCAGACTTTAACAGGAGGTGAAAATAGAGATGGCAAGATTATGGACTGAGGCCCACGGGTATCAAATGTTCGATGTAATCTCCGCATTGCAAAAGGACATCCGTCGCGGGAACGAAGAAAACGCGATGTACTGGTGCATGGAGATGATACCAAAATTCGAGATGTACTTATGGCGCAGGTTGATGGCGATCTTAAACGAGGAT